AATCACAGGTGGTGCTGGATTTATTGGACACAATGTCACACGCATTTTAGAATCACAAGGACACGAATGCGTGGTAGTAGATACTAATACTGGCTACGGTTTTATTCCGCAATCAGAAATCAACTACTTAAGCCAGCATCGCAGTCGACGTTTTGCTTCAGAAGTATATCCAGTAGATATACGCAATCAACATAAGTTAGACACTACGATTGGTGTTAGCGAAGTTGATGTAGTTATACATATGGCCAGCTATCCGCGCCAAAAAGTAGTAGAGCAAGATCCAGCCACAGCCAGCGAAGTTATGTCAACCGGATTAATTAACCTATTAGAGTCATGTAAAAAGCACAGTGTTAAGAAGTTCGTCTACATTAGTTCAAGCATGGTCTACGGTGATTTCACTGCTGATGTTTCTGAAGATGCAGTCTGCAAGCCAATCGGACAATACGGCATTATGAAGTATATGGGTGAGAAACTTGTAGAAGATTATAGTCGCCGTGGTTGGTTTGAACATGTGATTATTCGTCCAAGTGCTGTATACGGTGAATGGGACGTCGAGGATCGTGTGGTCAGTAAGTTTATGACCAAAGCCATGCGTGGCGAAACACTTAAGGTAAATGGTCCAGATGAAGTATTAGACTTCACCTATGTAGAAGATACTGCTATGGGTATTGTGCTTGCAGCAACTAAAGACGTAGCCAACGGTAATATCTATAACATTACACGTTCAGAAAAACGCCAATGGACTTTGAAAGATGCTGCCGAACTTGCGGTTAAAATTGCAGGTCAAGGGCAGTTAGAAATAGCACCACGTGACTTAAGTTTTCCTAAACGAGGTCGATTGGATATTAGTTGTGCTCAACAAGAATTAGGCTATACACCCACAGTAGATGTAGAAGAAGGATTTTATCGATACTATAATTGGTATTTAAAAAATCCCATATTATGGAAGGGAAATTAATGATACCTTTTACCGATTTAACAAAACAAAATTTAGAAATTAAAACTGAAATAGATCAAGCTATCCGTCGAGTGATCGACAGTAGTGGTTTTATTGCAGGTAGTATTACCACAGAATTTGAACGAGCGTTTGCTGACTTTGTAGAAGCAGAAGATTGCTGTGCTACTGGCAGTGGAACTACTGCTCTTATGTGTGCGTTAATGACGATAGGTATTACACAAGGTGACGAAGTTATTACAACTCCACACACATTTATCAGTACCAGCGAAGCAATTATTTGGCAGGGTGCTAATCCTGTGTTTGTTGATATAGATGATAATCACCAAATTGATGTAGATCAAATTGAGCGCAGAATCACCGATAAGACCAAAGCTATTCTATTTGTAGACATGTATGGCCACACACCAGATATTGATCGCTTACGTGAGATAGCTGACAAATATGATCTATGGTTAATTGAAGATGCCGCTCATAGTGTACGTACTAGGTACAAAGGCAAACAAGTAGGTAGTTTAGTAGATTTGACCTGTTTTAGTTTTAATCCTGTTAAAAACTTAGGTGCTATGGGTGATGCTGGTGCTATTACAGGCAGTCGAGAATTAATTGCTAAATGCAGAATGTATAACAATCATGGACGTCAAAACAAATGGACGTTTGAAGTACGCGGTATTAACGCACGTATTGATAATCTGCAGGCCGCAGTTGTACAGGCTAAACTTCCACACTTAGATCGTTGGTTAGATAGCAAACGTAGTATCTGTCATCGTTATACTGAACAGCTAAAAGACTATGTAGTAACACCTAAAGAATATGATTGGTGTTATCATACCTATTATGTTTATGTAATAGAAATTCCCCGTAGAGATGAATTTATTGAATACATGAAGGCCAAAGGAGTTACTTGTAATGTACACTACTTAGAAAGTCTAAATGAACAGCCAATATTCCAAAAATACATAACAGAGCCCACACCTAAAGTATCAGCTATGTGTCGTAGAATTGTCAGTTTACCTTGTTATCATACCTTGACTATCGAACAACAAGATTATATTATTAACTTAGTTAAAGCGTGGGTACAAAATGATTAATATAGCATTAATTGGCGGTGGTTATTGGGGTAACAAGATCATTAGCAGTTTAGAAAATAATCCTGCAGTGGGTAAATTTCAAATCATCGATATTAAAAATAAACAGAATATTGATGATATTGACTCCAATATCAAGACTGCGATAGTAGCCACACCCGTATGGGATCACTTTAACACAGGTGCTAAATTATTAACACGAGGTTTTGATTGTTACATTGAAAAACCATTAGCAGAAACAGAACATTGTTGCCAATTGTTTAAAGGTTTACAAGGGGATAGAATATTAATGGTTGGCCATATATTCTTATATCACCCCGCTATAAAGTGGATTAAAAAAAATATTTATCGTATTGGTAAAATTAAACATGTAGACAGTCAACGACTTAATTGGGGTATCTATCAAACCAAAACTACACCAATGCATACTTTACTTACACATGACGTTAGCATTATGTTAGAACTATTAGGCGAAAATATTTTGGTTGCTGACGTAGATGCCGCCAGATTTACCAACAATCAGCAACCAGATTATGTAAACTTCAATATGATTGCTGGAGATGCCACAGTGCGCATTACCGGCAGCTGGTATTGGCCAGAAAAGATTCGTAAGATCACTATTATTGGCGAACAAGGTAGTATTGTATGGGATGATGTAGCTAATTGTGTAGATCTATATCAAGGCACTGTCATTGACTGTAAACTTACTGAACTTAAATTAGACGAAAGTTATATACCAGATCTAAATAAAAGCCCACTGCAATTAGAATTAGAACATTTTATTGATTGCGTTACTACCAGAAAAACTCCTAAAAGTGATGTAGATAATGCTATTGCTGTTGCCAAAGTTGTTGACGCTGTAGTAGATCGTTTAGATCTGGTTCGTTAGTATCTTTATATAAACTGCTGAAATACTCTCGTAGCCAAACCCAGTTGAATGCATTTTTTAACTGGGTTTTATCTTCTTTATTAGCATGATAAAACATAACTCCGTCGCGAGCTCCTTGTAAACACCATTCACTGTATGGTCCTTCTGCTTTGCTAGTCCATATATTTAATCGATAGCTGTTTTCTACATTATCTGTTTCGTCGCAGAATTGTGCTAGTTTACTTGCTTCACGGAAAGCAGTACGCCATGTTTGGTAAGGGTCACTATTAAATCTAGCAATTGCGCTAGTGATAGGTATAACAGCGTGCGGTGCACTCATGGTGTAATCTATGCCAAACTTAGTAGTAGCTTTAACTACGCCGCAATTATATAAAACTACACCCATGTGTCCATAGCATAGTCCATTGAGGGGGTTTTCTGCGTGAAATATATAGTGTTTAGGTTCTTGAAATAGGTCAGGACTAAAACTAAAATCAAAGTCTGGATGTAGTTCTGTTTTAGCAAATACAGCATAGTACCAATCAGTTGAACTCATTTCTGCAGCTTTTAGTTTAGCTATTTCTATACCTTCTACGCCGTGTAGGCGGCGAGCCTGCGGGTATTTACTGCTTAATATCTGCCAATTAGCATCTGCATTAGGTTCATCGTAGCTAATGAATATAATGTCTTGATTTAGGCTAGATATTTTAGAATTTTTGCTAATATAAGGATAATCATATACTTGTGTATTAATATAATTTTTAGCTTCTCTTGGTGCTAAAATATAGCCATTATTAGGTGAAAAAGACATGATTTTCTTATCTTTTAGACTCCAAATGCTTGGGTTATACAGTATGTCACTAAAGTAAGGAACGAACCATGTATAAGGATGTTCAAATTCGTGCTGTTTAATTACATCAACGAGATTGTCTCCTTTATACGTAATACACGGTATAGGTAGTCGAGGAACACGCTGTTCTTCACAATAATTAATAACATCAAACCAATCTAATAGTTCAAGTTTGTCCATTTGTTTTTTAAACGATTCGACGTGAATATAAAAAGTATCACCGCGCGGTTGATCGGCACTAGGAAACACATGTATCATTTCTCGTTGCCACGGCTCTGGTTGCCAACTAAAGTCAAAGCGAGAGTAGTCGCATAAACTGCTGATAATCCAAACATATTCTGTAGTTGCAGTAGACATTATGCGTTTAAATGTATTTAGATAGTCACTAACATATCTAGTTACTTTAACCTTGTTAAACCGGGTTTGTATGCTGTTTAGCCCGCCATTGTCATGGTTATTGTGATCTACATAGTAAATGTCGTGTAGGTCATCCGGAATAATAATACTTTGATCTTGCACAAAGTTAAGATTTGGAAATTCTTCCAAGCTATTAGCCCAAGTGACAGTACGTTCAAACTCCCAACGATTAATTAAATATGTATCACTCCACTTCTGATGTTGTGAACCAAATACATGTGTCATATAACTTTGCCATGGTTGTGCATGCCATGCGAAATTAAAATTATCGTAGACGTTTTCACTACTAATAACCCAAAACTTACCAGACTTTGCTCGTGCAATACAACGACGAATTGTATCAATCATTGAATTGACATAGCGCACTCGTTGCGCATGTGGATATTGTTCAACTAACTTTTCATAACGTGCAGCAGAACTAACATTACTCTTGTCAATAAAGAATATGTCTAATACTTGTAATTGTTTCTTTTCAATTTTAATTAATGGTATTTCACCCTCAAACTTAGGTTCTGTCGCGCTTGGTACTGTGTAAAGCAATCCTACACTCATTTGAAATTCAGATCCAAAGTGATGTATGTAAGGTGCATCTTTTGGGTGAGGTACCCAACTAAAATCAATATTCGTTGCATCTACCTCTTCTGGTACAGTCCAGCGTTCCATTATAGGAAATAGTCTTGCACGAGGTTCATCTAAGAACTTACGTTCCGTAGCACCGAACACATGATACTCCACAGTCGGCATTTCTGTACCAGCATACCATTGATTGCCAAATACATAAATGTATGGCGGGTCTCCCGGGTCAGGGCACCATGAATAATCAAACTCACAATTTATTAAGGTCTGCCAATTCTCAGACGTTGCTGTTAGTTGTGCCCTGGGTTCATCCATAAATTTATCTTCAGTTGCACCTGCCATATGATATTCTACTGTGGGCATAATTTCAGCAGGCCAATGTTGATTACCGAAAATATAATTGTATGGTGGACTGCCGGGATCAGGTTCCCAACTATAATCGAACTCACAGGCATAATGTGTAATGAATAACTCTGGCTTACTTACTCTATTAGCCTTAGGGTATTCCATATACTTAATTTCCGTAGCACCGAGAACAGTGTATTTCAATGCTGGTCGTTGTTCTGGAGTCAACCATTGATTGCCGAATATATAGATATACGGTGGTTCTTTAGGATTGGGTCTCCACGAATAATCAAAATCTAAGATATCATCTAATAGAGTCCACTGGTCCATCATTGATAGAACACGCACTGGCATTTCTTCCATATATTTGTATTCAGTTGCTCCGAGAATACTATAGATTGCTGTTGGTTCTAATACAGCAGAGTTCCATTGATTTCCAAATACATAAATGTATGGAGGTTCTTTTGTATCAGGGCACCAGCGATAATCAACGCTGTCAAGGTCTACATTATTGGGTATATGCCAATAATCTAAATTAGGCAATCGATGTGTGTATGTCTCTGTGTGAAAGTTATGTATACGATCTTGAATCGTATATTTGTTAGCAAAGTATGTGCCGCCGTCTACCTGCCATTGATTTGGCCAGGTGTGTATCTGATGTTCTTCCCAGGGTACTGCACGAAAATTAAAATCAAATCTCGTGTAGTCATTTTGTCCATCGACGAACCAAAAAAACTTAGTACGACTTAAACTAGCAGCTTCTGCTAATGTATCAGCTGGCAGTTCAAATGGAAATAAGCCAGGCTTTGGGCCCGTGTAGAACACATCAAACATCTAGTTGCTCTACGTCAATACCCGAAGATTTAAGGAAATTAATCCCGGAATTATCGCGGTAAGCAGTAGCATAGAATACTCGTTTAATACCACTCTGATATATGAGCTTGGCACAATCCAAGCAAGGACTATGAGTAACAAATAAATCAGCATCAAGACCAGACTCAGTACTTCTAGCCAATTTCGCAAGTGCGTTAGTTTCTGCATGTAATACCTCCGGTCTAGTTTTAATATTTCCATCTTCTAAATCATATTCACAGTTGTTGTCCCATCCACTGGGCATACCGTTGTAGCCAATTGATACAATTCTATCATCTTTAACTACAAGTGCGCCCACTTTAAGTCTACGTGCTGTGCTTAGTTCAGCGTAGATATGTGCGGCTCGCATGTGTGCTGTTTGGTGTTTAGGCTTCATTTATTTCCTTGGCAATAATAGCTGCCCAACGTGCGGCATCTTGTTCTGTTACCCGTATATCGTAATGCTCCGGTGGCTCAAATACTTTATTTGTATCTTCGAATCTACCTAGTTTAATTGTATCTATCCATACAACATAGTCAGCATCAAAGATATCACGTATCTCTTTGGTAGGAGCAACAAAGTCACATACAATGTGACCGTTGCTGTCATCGGCTAACTTTTTCATACGTGTTGCCTGACGTAGTCTGCCTTCTTTAGAAAAATCCCAATCATTATACTTGCTTCTAACTGCATCAGCATTGTACCATATACAATCTATCAATGTTGATAATGCGTGTGCTAGTGTAGTTTTACCCGAGCCTGGCAGACCACAAATTAATATTCTCATGATAAAACACGAACTCCGTATAATTGCTCGAATCGGTCAGCATCTGCACGATCATTGACCATTGGCTCTCCTCGAATGTTCAAGCTAGTGTTTAACAACATAGGGCAACCTGTCCAAGTGTACCACTGTTCCAATAACTGTCTTATTCCTGATCCGTCTTTTGGCACAGTCTGCACACGGCTGGTACCATCAATATGCACAATAGCAGGGAACTGATCAGGATAACGACACTCAGCGACAGTTTGCATATATGGGCTACTATTCCAATTGCGAGGCATGCTAAAATACTCATGGACAAGTTCTTCCAATATAACTGGAGCGAATGGTCTAAATTTTTGTCTTCGTTTGATTTCATTTACCTGATCCTTAATTGTGTCACCACGTGGGTCTGCTAATAAACTACGATTGCCTAAGGCTCGGGGTCCAAACTCTGCCCTACCACTTGCAACTCCGACAATTTTGTTAGTAACGAGTTCAGATATGATTTGTCTAACAGGATAGTCCCCGCTAATATTGTGGCCAAGATAAGCATCGCGCCACACCAATCTCTTACCGTATTTAAGGGCCGCTGCCCCAAGGCTGCTGCCAGCGTCGCCAGGATTAGGCATAATCCAAATGTTGTCAAAGTATTCTCCTAACATACGATTAGCACTACAGTTAAGTGCTACACCACCGCAATAGACTAAATTGCTATTTGGTACAAGTTCGCTGGCACGGTGCATAACATTGCTAATCAAATCTTCTGCAAGTTCTTGTGCCGCTCGTGCTGTGTCTTCATTAGTCCAATTACCTTTAATCTTGCCCGGCAAGCCAATATGTAAATTATGTTTAAAGATCATTGCTACTTCATCTTCTATTAGGCTAGCTTTAAGATTGTCAGCTTGGAACCAATTCTGTTGTTTGCCCCATCCAGCCATGCCCATTAGAATATATTCTTCATCCATAGGTTTGAGCCCAACACTCTGAGTAAAAGCTGAGTACATTAGGCCAATACTATGCGGATATTTTTGACCCCATACTTTAGTATATTTTGCTTGACCTGCATTGTTATACGTTGCTGACCAAATACTAATAGTATCCCACTCACCTATAGCATCAATTACTACCACTGCTGCAGTGTCAAACGGACTTGTTTGAAATCCTGCAGCGGCATGACTAAGGTGATGATTATATGCGGTAATTGGTAAGTGACTAATTTCAGGAACTGTACGTTTAAGCATTCCTCGTACAGTCCACCCTTGTTTTAATTCACTGTATTGTCCTGCATACAATTGTCGAGTTTTTTTGACCCAAGGTCTTTCGTAGTAGGCCACACAGTCAGGTCGTCCGTATCTAACAGCATCTGTAATTAGATCACTGTGTAGGTCACTGTCGTGCTTATGCTTGCTGTAGCGTTCGCTATGCCCAGCAAATAATATCTCACCTTGACTGCTAACTAATGTTGCGGCTGCGTCATGAAACCCAGCACTAATTCCGAGAATATTCATAATTTCCATAATTATTTGATAAATATAAGTGTAGTTCGCGATACTCGACATATCCAACTACTCTAACGCTTGTAAAGGAGCATCAGCAAATGTATTTAACAAACAAATACACCCATTGGTATTATAACATTGAGCAGACCAATAATTTAGCAGAATTTTGTAAAACCCACAAACTAAGTTTACCAGCAATGCGTGATCAGGTTGCTAAAGGTAAACAAGAACATCACAATGGATACTGTGTTAAATCCATCCCAAAGACCTAATATGTTCATTGATTTTTTCCGCTACCTTTCTGTGCCCGTCTTCTAAGAAATGCCCACCGGGTCCTTTGGCACATCCGTATGTCCATTCAACCATTTGGTCATTGGGCCATCCTAAAAAATAATTAGTGTCAATTTGCTCAGCTAATTGTGTTATATTATTTTTGTCTTTAAAATCATCCCAATTATTACCAAAAGAATTAACCATTAGGTATTGTTGTTTGTGCTGTACTAGATATCCCTGCAGTAGCAAAATATTAACAAGATATTGTTGATAAAAATATAAATCGTTATAATATTTTGTTACATAATTAACTAGTTCTTTTCTATAAGGTAGAAAATTATGTACAGCCAAATTGGCTCCTGGCCAGATGTCGAATACTCCATTTTTATCTGCAAATTCTATTCTAGCATAATGACTCCAAGCAATAATAATTAAATCGTAATTGTGTATATTCTCTACTACTTTTCTAATTATTTGTGTATTGCCGCTGCCTGGTTGGCCTAAGTTTGTAACTTCATATCCTAAATATTGACCCAGTACATTTGGCCAAGATTTGGTTGCATCAGATAACTCTTCGCCATAGGTAAAGCTGTCGCCGACTGTTAATAATCGCATACTATTTGTAAATGAAAGGATCTCTTTTGCGTAGTTCTTTTAACTTTTTACGATATTGAATTTCAAGTTTGATTCTATTTATAATACGGCGTAACCATGTCATGATATTTCTCCTTAATATATTTGTATGCATCATAATGAGCTTGTTCTAACGGGTGTGTAGTACCGAACAAATAATTTTCATCGCTGGCCCAGGTATAAAATCCACGATTGCCGGGAAACATGACCCACCGCGAAAGATCAATTTGATTATACAATGTACTTATTGACTCGTCTGACCAATTCTTGTACTGTTCTAATAGGCTTTCATCCACAGTGGTAAAAATGTATGGTATCCCTTTTAATTGTAGATATTGCTGCAACAACACTATTTCTGTATAGCTACTCCATAATTCATAATAACAGGCGGTGCCTACGTGTTGATAAAATGATTTAGCGAAAGAAGATATCCCAGTGCGTTTAGCTCGCTTAAGATTATTAACATGATGTTCTAAAATAGTAGGATTATCTGATTTAAAACCTTTTTTAATAGTGTTAATGTCGTCTATAGCAGACCATGGAGTTATGCTATACCAATGTCCCCATCTTTCTTCTGTATCCTGTACAAATCGAAATTCGTATCTGCTTAAAAAACTCCAACAAACAACCACTAGATCTATATCTTGTATGCGCTCACAAGCATTCATAACTGTTCTACGAATTGCACCATTGGCATATCCAGGATATGCCACGCACGCATACTGTTGATTCATATCTTTGGCTAACAATGCTGTAAACGTGCTTTGACTGACTATTTCGTGTACTAATTCCTGTGTTTCTTCATTGAATTCTACTATATTATCAGCAAGTTCACTGCCCCAAATAAAACTATCACCCCCTACTACTATAGTCATACCCTTCCCTCATCATATCTATTTGCTTTTGCTTGTAGTCACTGTCAGTCCAACAATAATCAAATTGATTACTAACCCCATCTACTTCTATACGGTATATATCAAGGTAATTACTAAGTATATCCCAAACTTTGTCTGTAGAAGTAGTACCAAATGCAGACTTTACGTTAATTTCGCCTATGTGCAGATGCCCTAAACTTAGTTGTGAATCATTTGGGTCAAACCCGTTATCCTCTAACCATTGATTAAATTCATCAATTAATTTAGTGTGCCATGGGGTGTTTTTGTCGTTGTATATTACATCATTAGCCCATTCTACGTCAAATTCTCCACTATAATATTGAAGATGATTAATAGCATCGCAGATAGTATCAGTTAGTTTAGGTGCATGCTCGTCTCGAAATACTTCAAACAAAGTTTTTCCAATTTGTGCCCAATGCATATAAACATGCCCAAACTGTCTATCGTATCCATTTTGTTTAAATAATTCTCGATGTTGATTACTTAAGCTATAACGGTCAGCATGTAAAAATGTTGTTATTTGACTTGGACGCACCCAAGTTGGATTTTGTATTAATTTTCGCTGAGACAGAACCAACGTTTCCAATTCATGACATAAAATATTTAATTGACGTATTGCATATTTGGTATTGTAATCAGCCAATCTATAATAGTCACTTAAATGATCAACTGTTCCTTGAAGTCTTTCAAAATCGTTGTGTATACGATTCATTATTGAATGTTTAAGGCGCATTCCTAAGTTGTCTGGGCCTTTACTAATAGTATAGGCGTCACTAAATCTAACAGTTTCAGCAGAAAAATGTTCTTCAATTACATAAGATTTTAATCCAGCCGCTTGCCATACATTAGATTGATTAAACATGTTAATTTGACACACTGCTTGATTTAGCTGATCGCAAAGATAGTCTATACTACGAGATGTTGAAGGAAACCCTAAAAAACAAAAATTCTTTTCTATCAATTTTTTATCGTTAAGTATTTTTTTTAATGCTACTATCCAATCTTTAGCCAATTGGTGATCATCAGGAATGATATGATATTCCAATAGATCGTTGTGATCCAATGGATTGCGTAGAGTTATGGTTATTTTAGATTGATTGATACCATTCATATACAGCTGGTCTCTCTTTTAATATGTCTGCTAACGTATATGTATCGCCACGTATACTCTCTAATTGTAACACACGTTGCTTACCTTTGTCAAGCTCTTTCTTATATGTATCGGGCCATTGCTCATCGAACGTTGGTCGTGATTTTAACTGCACAAGTATATCTTGCATGGCACCAGAAGTTTGCGGGATTAGTTCATCTAACCACGGATGTAGTAAGTGACGAGGTAGGGCAAGGGGACTAAGGATAATGTCTGGGCTAAAGCTGAAAACAACTTTAGCTAGTATGTCTACGTTTTCTTCTGAAGCAAGCTGCATGATTTGTTTAACTTCAAACAATCCCGGCAGAGTGAGGGTGAAATCAATTCGCATTTGTCTACGATGAGTGGCTGTTTTAACTCCTTCACGGAAGTTTTCAAGCCATGTATTGTAATTAAGGCCTGTTCTAATGTACTCTCCAATTCTTCCAGTTCCGTCGATACTGGCACAGATTTGCCAGTCGCGTAGCCCAGAAAGTATGTCAGTGTAGAGATTGACACCGCGATAGTTGACGCGGCTAAGATTAGTATTGTACCGTGCGTAAGCATTCGGACCATCTCCTAAATCAATAATGCGTTTCATATAACGCCAGTGTTGTTCATACATCAGTGGCTCACCGCCAACCCAATATACTTCTTCAACTTGATGATCTTCGACTGCTTGAGCAAACTCCTGTTCAATTTGACTATCTTGAAATGCTGTAATTTCTTGCTTTACTTCTGGCTTCATCCAATTGTTCTTGGGGTTATGCCAGTTAATCATATTATGTTGACGTTGCTCAGTTTCCCAAGCACTTGATAACATATCACCACACATACGACATTTAAAGTTACATAAGTTACTAAATCTATAATCCCAACTCACAGGGCGCATAGTTGTGTAACCTGTTGAATCTGTTGTGTCTGTTACTTGTAAATATTTATGTCCGAACATAGAATCAAAATAACTACGGTAAACTGATGTGTTCAACAGCTTATCATTACATACCTCACACTCTGGGAGGGTTTCCCCAGCAATCATGCGACGACGGACCGACCGCATGTGCTCGCTATTCCAGTGTTCATCCAGAGTTATTGGTATATAACGCCCTGTACCCGCCGAGACGTCAATATATTGTTCAAAATTTTGCGCAGGTTCGCGACTGGCACAGCACATACGTCGTTCGGTCTGAGGGCTTAGGTATGTATGTACCCAGGGCGCAAGACAAAGTGTACTAGGCTTCAACATAGCCCATTGCTAGTGCAATTTCTCTATGTGTAGTTAACATACTCTGCTCACGATACACATCAGTCTGTTGCATTTTCTGTACAAATTCTGTACCATCGCTGCCTTGGCCGTTTTCAATAAATTGAATTATTTTATCAATTTCTACTCGATGTTTGACATTGAACGGATAAACGGTTAATCTATCTATAACTAATTTTTGTGCAACAGGAGTCATACGATTAATACACATTACATTGGGATCATGTAACATATTAAAATGCACCATATCAAAAGATTGAGTATTAACCCAATCACACAATTCTGGCAAGTAATAAACATTTTGTATGTTTACAGTCATACAAACTTGTGTTTTAATTAAATTAGTTCTCATTGCATTAAATTTAACTACATTGACTGTTACTTCTTTCCAGTTGGCACCGTAACGTTCATATTCAAATCGTTCTTCGGTATTATCTATGCTAACAGCGATCTCAACATTTCGAAATTTACCCCATAGACTAGCTTCTTCATCTGTCGGATATACTGTACCATTGGTATTATAGTGTATATCTATACGACTACTGTACCCGTGGTCGACTGCATAGCGTAATAGTTTAAAATGTTCTTCAATTAAGAATGGTTCTCCACCGGTAAATTCAAAGTACTTGATATTGGGCAGTAGTTCTTTTAAATTTTCCCAAAATACTTCGCTTTCTCTTGGCCATGTGCCATCTTGTAGAAATTTGTATGCACTATGTTGTTTGCGATTGTATCCTTGTACCTCTTTGTATTTCCTAGACTCGTAATCAATTTCTTCTTTGGCCCATTTACTACTAGACCATGATCCACATATACGACATTTAAGATTACAGATATTACCTAGTTTTAAATCAATAAACCATAGTTGATCTGGCGTGTCATTTTTCCAATCAACGATAGGATAGAATTCTTTAAGTCTAATTCTACTGTTGATACGTTTACTAACTATGCCGGCATCTTCTTCACTCCAACAACGATTACATGTACTAGGCTTTTCACCGCGTCGAAATTGTTGTCGAAGATTCTGCATATATTCACTGTTATAAATTTCTGCCAATGAACTTTCTTTTAGTTTATACGGAGTGCCGTTGGGTTTGGTAATTTCATCTTTAGCCAGACAACACGGACGAGCAGTACCCACTGGGCTAGCTTCTAAACTGACCCACGGCAACATACAAATACTATCATGCGTTTTATTAATGCCTAAGTGATTGCGCAACTCTCGATATTCAGGAAATATCGTTTCAAATTTTTCTCTACGGAATTCATCAGTTTGATCATTTATCTTAAAGAATTCTCCCAATAAGTGACTCTTATCATCTTGATACATGAATGTAATAATAGCTTTATAACCAGAAGTAGCCCGTTGCAGTTGATCTATTGGAGCTAGCCAGGCAATATGTTCTTCAACTCGTTGTTTAATTCTGTCTTTAAATTGAATTGGTAATACATCAATTCGATCACGTTCTGGACTTTGCAAAATATTTACATTCCAATCCATTGCTCTAATCAAACCAAGGTCGACCCATTCTTTATGGAATTCAGTCAAATGCCAGGCATTGAGTATACTAACTGTACTGCTAACATAAAAGTCAACATTGGGGCAAATTTCAATCATTTTGCGACGGTTTTCTACTGTTTCTGCCCAGTCTGTACCTTTACGTATGTACTCTCCGCGGAGATACGAGTCATCTAAACTTGCACCTACACAAACTGTATCAAACAGTTTCCAGTATTCAAACACCATCTTATCTTTAAGACGTATGTGACTAAAGTTTGTATTATAGATCAATCGTACATGGAACATTTCACGTTTGACTAATTCTTCGAGAATGCGATAGTGTTCTTCCATAATCAATGGTTCACCGCCGGCAAAGTAAATCTGTTCTAGGTATGGGATATGTTCCTGCATCTGTTCCCACATGTCATCTTTATTTTTACCAGCAAACATAATCTGAGGATGGTTTAATTTACCAAATAGTTTAGTTTCTTCTGCGTACCAACTACTGCTGAACAAACTACCACAGGTACGACAACTAAAGTTACATAGATTAGAGAAACGTACATCATAGTAGCGTAGTTTAAAGTCATCTAAACTTCCATCGGCATTGGTTTTATCTGTTAATGCAATATGATGACCAAAGTTTTTATTTTGGCTATTGCGCATACTAAAGAATCCATTATCTTCTTGCTCGTAACAGCGTGTGCATTCTTTGCTGGGTTTATCTTCTAACATGTTTAGACGCATCTGTTTGTACGGAGTTCCATTCCATACTTCCTTCATGGTATTGTCTTTGAAATTACCAATCGGCAAATGCATTTCACCCAGACAGCAGGGATATGCTCGACCATCGGGAATACCATGCATGTGCGTCCACGGTATCATGCAGAAGTGTTTACTTTCTATCAGTTTATATGTATGATCTTTGGTTAAATCATCTTCGTGTATATAAACAGGTTTACGAGTATTGTAATTGTGATTTTTGTGATGTACTGTTAATTTTTTGCTTGGCTCGTCGCTCATAGTGTATCGTACCAGTTAGCTAATTGTGTAAATGTATATTTAAAGTCTAGACCGCGGCGTTGGTCGTATTGCTGATAAAAGTTCTTAAAGTCACGCTGTAATATTTCACGTGATAATGCTCCGCTATGTGGACTGTCTACTGTGTTCAGGTATTCAATTAATCTTTGTAATTGATTGAATTCATATTCATGTAGATGTTCGTGTGCCGCAGTACCAAACTGTCCTAGATCCTTGGCAAACTGTTTGCGCAATTCTAACGGTAATATTAGTGGGCTTTGAAAACTAGGAAAACGTAGGATATTTAGGCTAAAGTTAATACTATCCTTACCGTATTTGCGTTTAAATTTAACAATCATCCATAGTAGATCTGTTATGCTTAATAAGCATAGAGCATTGATGGTACACATAACATGTAGGCCACGCAACTTACCGCTATCCAATAAGAACATAACATTATTAACCCACTGATCCCAATCCAAACCATCGCGTATATACATTGCGTGGCGACCCCAGCTTTCGTTGCTAGTGTACAAATCCAGTTCGATACCTTGTGTAGCATCTAATAACCTCTCTAACTTATCTTGTTCAAAGCACAAGTTGCTGTTGATAGCAAGACGTGTGGTGCTTTGTCCTTTATTCTGTTGGAACCATTCTATTAGGCGCCATGTGTACCCCGACATAAGCGGTTCGCCGCCGGTGATACGCAGTTCTTTTAATGTTTTGTGTAGGTCTGACTCCCACCACTTAAAGAATGCTTCAACGTAAGGATTGACTTGATCAATAGTAAACAGTTGGCTATGATCGTGAGTGTGAGTAAAGTGATTGCGTCCGTCAGATACAAGGTGTTCATAGGCTCCATTGCGTTTAATATCTCTAACCCAGGCGGTACTGAAAGCAGGGTTACAGTAGCTACAAGCAAGCTGACAAGTTCTGTCGAATGCGATTTCCAAAGTTTGTAAATTAACATCTTCTTGGTAGTCGGTGTTGTAGGCAAGATCTAAATCCTTATCATCATAAATTACTGTTTTGTATACACGATCACTAATTGGAGTGCCAACATCAACTCCGGTATATTTAGGATCCTTGTACATGTCTTCAATCTTCCAGCAGTATTCGCATCCACTGGGACGTTCACCCACCTGCATCTGTTTACGCTCTAATTTCTTTTGCGGAGTGTTATGGATAGCACTGGGATTAGTTTTAATTGCTTCTAGGTCAATAGCATGAGGCAATGGGTGATGACAGCTAGTAGTCTGTCCCGACCCTAACCATATAGTAGCGTTATACCATTTAGCCGCACAGAAGCTCGCTGACTTAATGTCAATCACTCTGCGCTTATATTCTACATCTGTTTCGTTAGTTAGTTTCGGCATGGTATTTGCACTCCTGCCAAAACTCTTTCATTTGTGGAAATGTTTCCAAAAAGTTTAACCCTCTGCGTTTATCGTATTCATTAAAAAATCTATAGAAGTCTGCTCTTTGTATTGTAACATAGTCTGCGGCAAGTTCGCAACCTTGTTTCATCCAATCTACATTACGTTCCATACGTTGTATTTCGTAATCTTTAAAGCCCCCAAAGTTATCAGCAGTTTCATCTGCTTGATTTGCTCGCATAAATGTAACAACATCTTCTAATATGCGAACATAACTTGCTGGTAGTATTTGTAAACTTTGATAGGTTGGGCTACGTAATAGTGGCGTATCAAACCACACACGTTGATAAGTTGTGCTGTATTTGTTACGCATCTCTAATATCTGTGTCAATAAAAGTTTTAGTCCAAGTATGTTTAAATTGTTCATTGTAATAATAAACGTTAGGCTATTGCGGTATGGCACTACTGCTAGGAAATCGTTAGTATAGCGCATGACTCTATCCCAATATAGCCCATCGCGTATATATTCTGCATGTTCAGGAAGTCCGGTATCTAAGCTAACATATTGCATAAAGTGTTCGATGCGTTCACCCTCACATAGCTGTTTTACTTTGTCTAGATACTTGTCAAACAGTTCAGGCTCAACACTGAAGTTGCTAGTAACATCTACGTGCAGGTCACTCTTAGGCAAGGCAAGTATATAATCAAACACACGATGCGTATTCTTATCCATAAGTGGTTCACCACCTGTCATACGGAAATGTTTAAGTTTAGGGTATAATTCAGGCCACCAACGCCAAAATGCTTCTACATAGGGATTAGCTTCACGAACTGGAATAGGTTTACGTCGACCTTGAAAGTGTTCGGGCGCATTGTGCGGAGTACTAGTTGGGTATGCTCCCCATCTGCCAATATCTTTGCCCCATTCTGTACTGTACTGCGGACTGCAATATGAACAAGCTAAGTTACAGCCATGACTGAAGTTTACTTCAACATAACTTGGTACAACGTCTTGGTCCCATGGTGCGTTTACTATCGTTTCATAGTGTTCAGCCGCCCACGGCTCACCGGAACGATAGTGTCTATCGCTTAGTTGCTGGTTATCTTCGGCACTCCAGCAGTAGCTGCATTCAGCCGGGCGTGTTTGCTCTAGCATGAGTTTGCGCTGTTGTTTCTTGTAATCAGTATTATGTAGCGCACCGGGATTGAATAGCAACGGAGCACTGTCGATCTCATGTAAGGGTGGGTGATAGCAACTGTTAGTAAGTCCTGTAGGCAAGTGTAGACTTACCTGTTGCCACTTAGCCAAGCAGAGAGCAGGACCTAACTTGTCCTTCATTTCTTCTGCAGCAGTCAGGAAATTACTTTTTATCATAATATTATATTTGTTTATTTGGAGCCCACATTACTAAGTATATATTCTAACGGTATATTGGTCAAACATATATTTTAATTATAGCCACATTCTCTCAATATATCAGTTAATTTAGACCATGCTCGTTGCCGATAAAATTTTTCAATTTGGGTACGTAATATGTGTACGTTACTAGTAAATCTATCAAAATTATTTTGCCAGCAACTCTTAATATACGAAGAATCTGTTAGCAGTCGTTTATTAGAATCTATAGCTGTAGTGATGCGTGTAACATTATCTTCAATAGTATCGTAACTATGATCAATAATATCGTCAAACATATCTAATCCAAGATCATTTTTTAAATGATTAACTATGCCTTTTCCAGCAACAAAAATAGGAAAGTTATATCCGTATATACTATTTTTTGTTTTTTCTGTAACTAATATACCCGGTAAAGTAAACGTTGTTTCTGACACAATTTCCACAAATGTATTTTTATAAATACTTCGCAAAAATTCATTAAAATTAGTAACATTATCGCAAGCCTGTATATTATAGAGATTATCAACAGCAGTTATCGATTGGGTAATCCCGTGGCCAACTTTTAATAATTCAAAACCATCTAATATTTCCTGACGGTATTTATCCGGTATACCCCACGGACAATAACTCAACCAAGAAGAATGATCTTTAATTAAATCCATTGAATTAAATGAAAGGTATCCGCAGTCCGCCAGGCTTGTTCCTAATAGATAACTTAGTAATGTAACTCTACTAGGTCGAACTGATCTATTTAAACTCACAAATGTTTGAGTAGATAACAAATTCTTTTCAGTTACTGGGATTATTGTATCACGATGCGCATGCTCAAACATTATGCCGGTGCCCACTGGCACAATCCGGAGATTACTGATCTCCGGAACTTCTTTATTAAAATATTCAATTTCCGTAAATATAATAAACTGTGTATTGGGATTTAAATTACATAAATCGATAATGTGTGCCGCAGCGGGAGAGAATTGATTACTAGTGTAGTCACATTCGTACTGTAGTTCTTCTATAATCATCAATCCTACTAATTTTTCAGTGTAGGTAGTTTTTTTTATTTTTTCAAAATTACGTGAGATAGGATCGTATATAATATAATGCATCTCGCTATTGTCGGGCATAATTTCAGCCATATCTTTAAATAGTCCGTAGTAATATTGATCCCACCACGGGTCGCGTGCCCACACAGTTATTTTCATCGAATAAATGCCCCTCGAAGTTTAAACTGATTCAACATCATGAATACATTATAATTATGATCTAATAGATCTTTCATTTTAGTCAATGATTCACCGGTATCCATTGTTACAATACTAGCTAATAATGATTCAATTTTATGTATGCGGTTTGTTTGCCTATAATAATCATATTCCTCGGACCAGTAGTCGTTGAATGTTTTAAATCCTAATTTATGTAGATTAGCAAGGTAATTAGGATTTGACATTACTATAAATGGACGACGTGCGACAATGCATCTCCATAGTTTTTCCGTTACTAGAAAACAATTACCACTAACATTTGGTTCACATACAACATCAACAAATATATCATTATAATATTGCAACAAATTTAAATTTGATGGGTGTTGTATTGGATAATAACTATTTTCATGTTGAAATATGCTATCTTTACAATTATCTAAATTTTGTAAATATTCTATATCTAAGGTGCGCGGACAAGTTTTAATAAATTCCACAGCGTCAGTTACAATGTCACATTTATAATTTATTAAATCATCTAATCCAACATAACCGTTACCATTAAAATTTTCTCTCAGCGGATCATAATGATATGTTTGTAGCGTTTTATCAGCATAATATTTGTCTAATATAGTTGCAATCCATAATCTATACCAATTACTTCTACTAGAAAAATTAGCAAAATGTTTAGTTGGGGTATAGCGGATATCTAAAGTCTTGCCTATCAGCCATTTTTTAATTTTAGCTACTTCATACCAGCAGCTAACATCTTTAATAATATTATATTCAGCATGATGCTCAAGCATATTAGCTGTTTTAATTGTAATAAGTTGCTTGCTATACCCTGATCGATGACAGAAATCATCCAATAGTTTGTATAATCCCAACGCTTCTGCGCAAGATCCCTCTGGGCTAAAATCTAATAGAATTGGCTGATTTGTGCTGTAGCATTGACGTAACGCATCTACTAGTAAATCTTTGCGCCAAATCTTTCTATCCAATGTTTGTATGCTTATATTCATTTAATCTTTTTTGTTGATACATTGTCAATATGAATAATTTTAGCATTGGTATCCGCTAAGGTGGGACATTGGCGGCAAATGTCATTAGGTTTGCCGAAGTTATCCAAAAATCTCTCTAATTCCGTATCACTACAATCGGTTCCTATACCATGATCAATAACTGGCTCCCACAGATCCATGTTAGGATTGCCCACTTTAGCTAATGTTTCTTTTATTAGCCCAGCAGTACTACATTTATGCAGCTTGCCTTGATATAATAGTGGACAGGTTTGTTGACAGCAAATAGCAAACGCTTCTGCAGGATTACTATTATGTGGTTTCATATCAGCATAAGTGCTCTGATATGTTTTATAGAACGTGTCCGGTCGTTTAACATGAAAGCGTACACGGTCGCCTGTAATATGTCTGTCTATACCGTATTCAGTAACTGGTTCCCAATCATAACTGTCATATATGCGTTGTATAGTTGCTTCTAATTTAGGATCGGTTACGTGTACGCCAATCTTAATCACGCAGTTACCGATATCGTGCAGTAATTGAATCAGATGAAACTTTTTATCCAACTTGATACCGTTAGTAGTAAAACGTATCTGTGCATTGGGCATCAATTCTCGTAGGCCGACAATCCATTTGTCCACTTCTGGATTAACTAGCGGTTCACCACCCAATATACCAAAATCTAAAATATCGACTCGAGTAAGCCATGCTTCTAATTCCTGTTTGCCCTGCGTCCACGAAACATAACCTTCATGTTGTAGGTCACTGTAGTTAGTGCAGCCGTGACAACTTAAATTACATACCTGTGTAATCATAGTTTCAACAAACGGTAATATAGGTTTATTCATTAATTGGTTTTATAATTTCACTATAATTACCGCTAATCAATAATTGATAGTTGTGCTCTGTGACAGACGACATCTCAGAATTTAGTTCTTCCAATTGATTTATTGTTAATAAAGCTATTTGATCTATTAACTGTAGTATAGCAAAATATCTATCCTTAACTTCTAAATCATCGTATGATTCACTCCACCAATTGTTAAATGTTTTAAATCCCATTTGTTTAAGATATTTTAAATAATGTTTTGGAGCCATAACGATAAAAGGTTTTTTACAAAGCACCGCACGAGCAAACTTTTCAGACGGATAAAAGCTATTTCCTATATTGTTAGGCTCACTTATGATGTCAACAAAAATACTTCTATAATCGTTAGATAGAGTATGGGTGTAATCATATTCACCCGACTGTAAATTATATGCATAATCTGTAGATAACTGTATAGTAGATAATAATAAGTCTATGTTATTTAAACTGTTAACATCCCAAGAAAATATTTTAGTCATTTCAAATTGTTTTCTTAAATCTTCGTGTGTTGTATCAAATTTAATTTTTATTAATGACTTTTCTAAATAATTTTTAGTTAGATAACCTGCTATACCTAATCTAACAGCAGACGGTCTGCCATAAAAGCACCCAAACACTTTTGTTTGATCCCATACATAATTTTTTGTTAGGTCTGCTTCTAGTTTTGCTTTGCGAAGCCAATAAAATCTTGCTCGCGATACTATAATATATTTCTTGTGCTGTTCAATAGAGTTTTGCGTATATATTACTACCGACTTAAAATTAAACAGATCAAGCAACTCGTAAACTCTGCAATGTTCAAGGCAATGCGATTCTTGATTTACAGATAAAGATATATCTTTTCCTTCGTGATCTTTTAAGAATTTAACCAGTGGAATTATATTTAATAATTGGTCATTTTCTAATTCTAATGTGTATTTATTCACGCACCATTATGCCTTGATTCTTAAAGTTACTTTTATAATGATGTTTAAAGAACTTGCTTTCATCTGGATTCATGTCTACAATAGGCAACCCTAAACGAGTACGTAATACATCACCTAAGTGGTTACAGTGATCTATGGGTTCATTGATACTTTCGTATTCATTCCATAGTTTTTCAAGCGCATCAAAATTTTGTACTTGTTTGTAGTCCCATTGATCTTCTAACATTGTTAGATACGTACCTTGACGTGCTCCGAGTATAGCCCAAAATCCATTCTCAACATCTGCTCCGACGGTTTGCCAAATACATAAGTTATCATAGTTACGACTATGTACACGTCGCTCAAATTCTTCCATTGGGGGCTTTGCTCCACGATCTAAACACATCTTAACGCCTTCGCGGAATCCTGCTCGCCATGCTTGAAATGGTGTAGCGTTAGGGTATGTTGTACTGTAGCAATCACTCATTGCCCAATAATTAGGATAGAAGCAAAACTCTACATCGTTAGCCGCACTGCCATCGCTGGCTTCATGTGTCTGCATATTTTCTATAAACTCTTTAGTCCAGCAGCTTAGTCCACCGTTACCGTACTGTAGTCCGTTTATTTGATTCTTGGCTCGCCACCGAAAAACTTTATTACTGGATATGTTATCCAATACCAACTGAAGATTAAAGAAGGCAGGGTCTGGTATGTTATCTCCGTCGATTAACACAAAGCGATCGGTATCACTGGCTGACGCTGCGGCTTTGTGCGCGGCATCACTGCCCTTAACCCCATCTACACGTTTAGCCCACGGAACCATGTTTTGAATCTTAATCCAAAACTCTTCTTTTCTCGGCTCGTCATAACTTAGATAAATAGTTGATAAATCTGCCACATCTACAATAGTAGTCATTTTTAAAGGTCCTGTATGATATTTATAAACAACAAATACACTAACATATATTATAACATCATTAATAAAGCAAAGTCAAGAGAGTTATTAGAAGATGTTTATATCGAAAAACATCATATTATTCCTAAATCCCTAGGCGGCAACAATAGTAGCGCCAATTTAGTTAAATTAACTGGACGTGAGCATTTTATATGTCATATGTTGTTGCCAAAAATGACATCGGGTACAGCATACAAAAAAATGATACATGCCGCAATAGGAATGAAACGCAGCAGATTATATCAACAACGATATATAAATTCTAGGTTGTATAACCAAATCAAAAAAGAATATGCTATACTATTAACACTCCGCTGTATAGGTATTCCTTTATCTGCCGAGACTAAAGCAAAAATGTCATCAGCAAGCAAGGGTAAAAAGAAAACCGCAGAACATGCGGCTAATATAGCTGCAAGATTAAAAGGAAAATTAAAAGGGCCAATGTCAGAAGAAAACAAAGCTAAAATATCAAATACACTAAAAGGTCGGCCATCACATAAGAAAGGTAAAATTTCTGGACCACAACACACAGCTGAATCTAAAGCAAAAATTGCAGAATCTAATAGAACTCGCGGAGTATCAGACGAAACAAAAGCAAGGATTTCGGCCGGAGTTAAATTGGCTCAAGAAAAACGCCGTCAATTAGCGGCATAGTATTCTATATTCTCATAGATTTCGTTGCCTTCTACAATAAGGCCGGCGTGGTTCTTTACCACTCGATATCCACTATTGCTCTTAATTAATTGTACATTATATCCTGGATTCCTGTCAATCTTTTTAAGTTTAGCGTCGACTACAGTGTATTGATAGTAGTTATCATATTCTTCTTTAGTCACTACAATATAATCAGTTTCTACAGGATGATCCTGCATGGTGCACATGGTAATATTACCAGCGTCGTCATAATGTATTCTGTATTCAAATGGCTCTTCAACTATTTCTTCTATTAAACTAAATGCCTTAATTAATTCATCTAAAGAATTCATGCTCATACTCCTTAACAATGTCATCAGTAACCCATGTCTTGTCATGATAGTGTACTGGGTGATATTGATTTTGATTGGCTATGCGCAACATAGGTAGGTCAGTTTCACATACTACCTGTTCACACCAAGGTCGAATAGACCATGCATTAATAGCAGGCTTCATATGAGTAAAGTTAATAAAGTCTGCCGAAGGCAACGTGCATAACTGTACTCCCAATATCTTTGCTGATAGTGCATAGACCACGTCAGTGGTTGGGCTCGGGTCTCTACAATTCTTTAAAAGTTGTTGACTGACATAATCCCAATTAGCATATATCTGTTGAGCTATGTTAAAAAACTGCGTAGCTGTTCTTGTGTATCTAAAATACATTAGACCATTGTATACATCAGGCAGTTGGTTATCATCAAATACTCGACGATAGTCTCTTGCTGTGCTCAACTGACCTCGATAATCTCTACAGCCGGTGCTTAACACTATGTCACGCAGTCTGAACGCTGTCCACCAATGCTCGATACTACGAGTAAACACAATATCACTTTCTAATTTAATAGTTTCTTTGAATGGAGTTAGTTCAAACACCTGCCACTCATTACTGAGTTTCCAAGTTTCGTCGGCAGCCATGTCATTGTCAATAGTGATAACATAGTCAAATACTCGTCTATGTTGTTCAGTTACGCTCGCTAAAGTATTGTGATCAACTAATACTGCATATTTGCTCTGCGGCATTACAAGTTTAATGCTCATGGCTTGAACATAGGCTAACTTTAGATAGTCAGTATCTACTGTGTTCTGAGCAATAGTTAAAAATCCCTGCTGTTCTTGGTGTGATGTTATTCTTGGCATAGACTGTCTACAAATAGTTCAAACTTAGGTGATGTTAGATAATCTTTATCAATGATGTGTAGATTCTGACGAGGTATTAGATATGCCTGCGACTCTTCTCTAACTATTAATCCATTTGTTGTTGTTTCTATATTGACTACGGGATTTTCTGCGGTCAGCATAGCCCAAGGTATTAAGTTGTCTTGTGCGTAGCCGTTGATAATGTTGTTGGCTATGGCAAAGGCAAAATCATTGCGAAAGTTAGTAGCAGTTATGTTGTATAGTCGTCTATAGTAATCATAATTGCGCTGTATTCTTCCTACTAGGGCAAATAACAGTTGAGACTTTAAGGTCTTTTTGAATAGTACCGCAGTGGCCCATACCTGTGGTATGCTGGTAGCGGACATCAGAGTAGGCGACACTGCTTTGAGAAATTTATTACTGCCCATAATTTGGTAATCTTGAGTTAAGTCAAGCAACTTTAACAATGACTGATCTAACATTAGGTAGTCGCTGTCAATGAGTAAGGTTTCATCATAAGGACTTAGTTCGTATGCTTGGTATCTATTGCCATTGCGCCAAGCTGTTAAATTAGCATAACCTTTGCGAACATTGTTTATATTGTTTTCAACTACAAATGTTTGATCAATGTGTTCAGTAGTTGTTTCTTTGTCAGTTATCAGCGTCACAGGCAAATTTAGCGTGTGATGTATAAGCCGCGCTGATTGATCTGCAATTGCCACATAGTCAACTGCCGCAGTATTAAAGGCAAATAATATAACACCTCTAGACTTTGCGGGCACGTTTAAGTTCTTCATGTTCTATATGCCAAGTGTTCATTACCTGTTGGTATTGTTGCCGGCACAAAGATAAAAATTCGTCTCGATTGATTTCAATTGGATTTTCGTAGGTATCTTCTAAATACAATGTTTCACTATCCCAGGCATTGATAAATCCAATTAGTTCTGGCGAAGTTTTGAACAATCCTCCGTTATAGGCAAAATGTAAATCTGCTTGAATTTTTTCACGCAGGATCTGCTTGTTAGTTTGGTAGTCAGTTGCTTGACGTATTTGTTTGGTTAGTTGATCTAATTCTGTCATATAAGTATATAGCCGTAAAAAAAGGTAAGCGGAAAAAACTTACCTTTATTATAACACATATTACTATAGTATGTCAATAGATTTTATGCACCGTCGAATGAGATTGTAGGTGTGCCCCACACATTAGTCAGGTGTGCAGTTGATGGAAACACTATGTCTGCTCTGACTGACAGAGAGATATTAATACCACCACCAAAACTATCATCTGCGGCTGCGGTTGCTAACAGCCTAAACACAACTGATGCGCCGTTTGAGCCGTCGGTTGTATCTATACCGTTTGAGAATAATTGTAATTTAACATCGTGTGCTGAGTATGTGCCACTAATATCATTGTCAACTACATTTTGGGCACTGGCTGTTAAATTTCTGTAACCAAAGCTGGTGTTATTAGTAACTATAGTACCACCAGTACCAGTGCGACCAGTATTGGTAGTATTACGGAATGCACTTAAGCCGCCAACTTGATTTATCATATCCCTGAGTGTTTGACTGCGACTAGTGCCAGCATTGTCTGTAGCACTGCATACAAAGTTAATCTGCCCGCCAGCGTTGAAGAAGTAGCGAGCAGCGTTAGCACTGCTAAATGTTACGTTGGTGTCTCTAAAATAACTAAATGCTGATGTAGCACCTGCTGTTGGATTGGTTGTATCAGTTGTGCCTGTGGTTGTGCTGCCCGTTGCATTACGCAATCCTCGGTTAGTAAATGCTGTGTTAATTTCTGTTTGTAAGGTGTTTAAGTGGTTAATAGTCTGGCCAGCTGTAACAGCACTAATACCGGACCCTACTCCACTCTGATGATTTCTAGCACTGTTTAAGGTATTAATCAATGTTGCCCACTGTGTAGCTGTTACTGTAGTTCCAGCTACCACTGTGCCAATGGCAGTTTGTCCGTAGCCCGCGTCTCCGTTGCCTACACCCCATACTGTGTTTAATTGATTGGAACCGTTGATAAGATTGTTATAATCCGTTGCTTCAATCAGTCCACCTTGTGAGTATGCCATCTTAGTTCCTTAACTGTTTAATTTAACTATTGCTTCTACCAACCCTTCTTCGTTGGTAATTTTATCTTGTAGTGCGCGGCCAATTACATTAAATGCAGTAAGTTCACTTCTCTGAGCTGCACGTGCTACACCACGGCCGGCGCTGACTAATCGATCACCTTTCCTACAAGTACCTATTACTCTCACTGGTACTCGACCATTAACTGCAATCGGAGGATGAGTTATATCTGTTCCTGCATTACCGTTTAATAAGAAGCCTGGTAATGTACTTATAACACCAAACACTTCTTCACTTAGTTCTTGAACTGCTTGCGTAATTTCTTTAGCACCGCCAAGTTCAACCACAGTTCCTGGCATTAAAGGACTGTCAGTTTCAAAACGTTCTGCCAAGTCAGCGTATTGTGCCGAAGTTGATCTAGCAAAAATTGTGTTAAACGGCTTAGCCGCTGTTCCGATATTACCAATCCCGCTGGTACCACCGTTGACAATAGCAGTAACATTATTACCACTGTTAACTGTAGTTACACCACTTACACCTAATGTAGTTAATGTGCCCACAGTACCGAAAAAGTTTGTTCCAGTAAATGATACGCTATGCACATTTGCATATCTTGTAGTCCCACTGCCAATTACACTTACGTTGTCGCTGGTTGGATTTACATTTACTGTAGTTAAGTTTGCATAAAACTGTGTGCCGCCAGTGGTGGCAATTGAGCGTTGAGTTAATGTCGGAGTACCGCCTCTGTTGACATATATTCCAATATCTTTAGATGTACCAGGACTATTGCTATAAATCTGTACGTCAGCTGGAGTAGGATCAATAAGCAAATGTGCATTTGCTTGAAGTTTGCCCACGGTCAATGTATTACTACCGTTAGTAGAAGCCTGATCTGATCTAAGGAAGTTAGTCAAGCTAACTCCGCTTACGCTACCTGCGCTGACAGAATTACCCCAGAATTGACTGGATGGCAGCACCGAACTTGATATTAAATTTAATCCGGGATTAATTGTAGGAAATCCTGGTATTGGTACTTGAGGAGTAAACGACGAGTCTTTGCTTAGAATAGAAACTACGGTATTACTAATGTAAAAGTTAACCACAACATGACTTAATAAAACAGTATCTAAAATGGTTTCTATAATGGCGCCTGATGTTCCTGCTATCGAAGTAAATGCCGGTCCGATCACCACCCAATTACTAGGACCACGAACATTAAGCTGTGATGTTAGAGTATTCCACCATAAATCACCCACTATAGGGTTATTTGGTTCAGTTGCACTGGCTGCACTGGTGCTGATCGGTTTCCATACAACCCCTGTGTAAAACTTTAATATGCCGCCAGAGTTGTCAAACCATAATTGTCCAGTTAAAGGTGCTGCAGGTGCAGTACTGTTATTAAAGTTTTCTAATAGACTTACAAAATTTTCATTTAAGAATATACCATAGCCAGCATAGTTTTTACCAATTAAACTTAGGCTAGTACTTGTGGTGTTAACGACGTCGTCTGCTACAGTTGTTAGCGTTGCACCTGCTGTTGTTGTTATAATGTATGGCATATTGTTCCGTTATCTTAATTTAATGCTACCCATGCGCTGCCATTATATCCCCAGAATGTTGTGCCTGTGGTTACAAAAACAATCATCCCAGCCTGTGGACTTGGAATAGCCGAGTCTCTTGCTGTTGTTGTAGCGTAGACTGCTGTTTTAAACGTTGAAGATGCTGTTAAGTTAGCAGCTGCTACTGTATTGGCCACTGTTATTGTGTTTGCTGTTACTAGGTTTGATGTTACTGTATTTGCTGTTACTGTGGTAGTTATTGCATCAGTCGCTGTTACTATGTTAGCAAATACATTGGCAAATCTGTTGGTATTAGTACCTACACTGCCTGTGCCATTGCTTTGAGGAGTTATATTTCCAGTAACCTGTAGTGTAGACGATAGTGTTGCGGCTCCGGTTACTGCTAAGGTAGTGCTGGCAGTTAATGCACCTTGAACTAATAATGCGTTAGATAATGTTGCGGCTTTAGTAGTTCCTGTGATGCTAAAAACTTTCGAAACAGTATTTGCGCTGTTTACGTAAAAACTTAAGTCGCTGTTATTTTTTGTATTTCTCAATTCAACATTAGCTGCATTTTCTGTTTGAGTAAAAAATCCGCCCACTGTTAAACTACCAACAGTCAGATTATATCCGCTGTTGTTGTCATTTACATCACTGCGTAAAAATTGATTTGATGCCAGTCCGTTTATTGTTGTTGCATTAGCTGCGTCACCGCCTGCAAAAGTTGCACTTGAATGCACATTAAAACCATAATTAATATTAGAAAAACCTGTAATAGTTGTCTGTGGGGTAAATCCAGCTATATTTCCACTAATAATGCCTACTACACTACCTGAAATATATAATTTAATAATAATCTGGCTGTTGCCTAAATTATCTAAAACTGTCTCTACAACAGATCCGCTAGTGCCGCCCACAGTACTAAATGCAGGACCTATTGTAATCCAATCACTAATTCCACCACCGTATACTTTAAGCTGTAACGCGGTTTGGTCCCACCACATGTCACCTTCGATCGGTGCCGGCACAGTAGGAGTGGTTGTTGATCTTGTCAAACTAGCAACAGGTTTCCATTGATTGCTGCTACCATCTGCAGAAATTTTAAGAATTTTATTTGCTGAATCATACCATAGCTGACCTGTCTGCGGCGCTATCGGCGGTGTTCCAAAAGAAAAGTTTTCGAGTAACTTTAAAAAATTTTGATTTAAAAAGTTACCATATCCGGCATAGTTTTTTCCTATTAGGGTTAAGCTAGTAGCCGAACTATTAACTGTACCGTCTGAGATGGTACCAATAGTAGTGCTATTTGTTAAAGTAATGTTATATGCCATTGTTGTTACCTATTATATTATATTTATCTTACTATTTTATACAGAATACTGGAACCAGAAATCACCGTTATTAGAACCAGCATCATTTACTCCTAGTTGCGGAGCATCAGTACTAACATATTTGGCACTGCCTCCCCACCACTGGGTAGCGTTTTTAACAAATTGTGTAGTGGCTACTCTAGTATTACCTGTACCATTGTAAATATCAGGTTGAGTCACTGCCAATGCACCATTTCTAAGATTAACTCCTGACTGACTAGCAGTCATTACACTAGTACCGTCTACTACTAAATTAGCAGACCCTGTACCTGTATCCAAGATTTCCATGTAGCTATCGCCTTGGTAAATCTTGTTTGTAAAAAATCCTGAATTATTTATAACGAATTCAGTAGTAGCAATCATAGTATTAGCAGTATTGACCGGCGCTGTTATTGCAGTTGACACCCCTGTTAAAGTTGCATTAATAAATCTATTGTCTACATATTGCTTAGTAGCAACCCCTAATGCAGTAGTAGGATCTGCTGCAACCTCTACCGTGCCAGTAGTACCATTGATTGTAATGTATCTTGTCGAAACTCCGCCAACTGTTGCAAAAATCTCAACATTGCCCCCATTGGTATTATTAATAACTCTGGCATGAATACTATTAACTGATAATGTTAAGTCTGAGCCAGTTCCGATAGTAATTCCACTATCGTTAACAATGCTTAGTGTACCGGTTCCTGTGTTGTTGATATTATTACGGAAATAGTTAGCAGCAGGCTGATTACCTAAGAAACTAGCATTATTAGCAGTTCCGTAGATAGTATAACTGCTGTTCATGTTATACCCAAGTTGTATATTACCAAATCCTGATATAGCTACCTGTGGCTGGAATTCTGGATCTTTGCTAATTATTGCAGTTCTAACACCATCAAGATAAATGCTAACAACATTATGCAATACTGCGGCAGTATCAGCAATTTGTTCCCAAAGTGCAGTACTTTTGCCGTTGGTAATATTATATCCTGGTCCTACTAACACCCATCCGTTGGCATTAAACGGAGTTGTACCATCATATACATAAAACTGACTAGTAGATGAATTCAACCACATGTCGCCTGCTACAGTTGTGTTAGGAGGTGCTGTTGATACAGTTGCACTGCCCACGTTACGCCAATTACCTGCGCCCGGACTAGTGTCTGTTGTTGAATTACCCCAGATTTTTAATCTTTTTTCGCCAGAATCCCACCATAACTGTCCTATCAATGGGCTTACAGGTTCTGCACTGTTGCTAAAATTCTCAAGTAACCTTACCATGTTATCGAGCTTTATTTGCCCATAGTTACTGTAGTTACGACCTACTAAAATTAAATCAGTATTGACAGTATTTACGGTACCATCTGCTATGGTACCTAGCAGTTGTCCGTCTCTTGTGGTTATAGTATATGCCATCTTATTATCCTAATTATGCGTTTGTACTTAAATTCGTCAGTGTCTGTATACGCACTGTGTAATCAATTTGAATCAATCTATTCAATGATTTTTGCACTGGACTAAAGATAACGTGAGTGAGTAAAGGACCAAGTCCTTCTCCGTCGTTACTAAACCCTTTTAATCCTAACTCGTCGAAAATAAACTCGCCACTCAAATCTTGGCTATTGTCAAACACAGCTTGCCCTGCTGGCTCACCGTAGTCTAGTAAACAACTAACAATAATGTCAGTGTAAATCAATCCTGCAATATGACTAATTTCTATTTTATTTCTTGCTTTGTCGCTATTTGCGGCACTGGTATTATCTACAATTTTATAGTATGTAGGACTGTACAAATCTGCACTCTGCACATTAGTATTAGTAGGCAAGTATGTGATAACTCCAGTAGGGTCAACTGTGGTGCCGCCGTTGCCAAAATGCATTTCTGTAATAAATCCGCCGAATCCAGGTTCAGTATTTTTGTTTCCTAAACAATTAGCAATAGCCTTACTCATATTTTCGTAGTGGATGGCATTTTTCTTGTCCACAAACACTTCGTTTGTTTTAGGATCAAAAATCTTTACCATTCCAATAACGTCTAAATTCATTGTTAAACTCATATTATGCTCGTCCGTTTACGAAAACTTCTTTTGTTTGTGGGTCAAATATTTTTATATGCCCCTGTACATGAATCCCACTACGCTCATCTGGCTGTTTCGTTTGAGGTTGTTGAATCTCAGATTGTTGTTTATTTTCTTCAATAGTATTATTTATCGTGTTTGTTGTCAAGTTTTTGCCTCTATTTTATGTTGGATTTTCTAAATCCGATACACGTTGCGCTAGATTATTAACTGCGTCAAAAATCGTAGTGATGAAGTCAGTCCAATGTTCGACGTTGCCTGGAACAAAATTAGTAATAGCCTCTAGATTTGGTAAATTAATCAGATCATTATAGTCACCACTGATTGCTACATTGCTTAATATAGGAGAATTAAATAAATCATCATAGTTACCACTAGAGGCTACGTTGCTTAATATAGGAGAATTAATCAGATCATTATAGTTACCACTAGAGGCTACGTTGCTTAACGTAGGAGAATTAATCAGATCATTATAGTCACCACTGATTGCCACATTGCTTAACGTAGGAGAATTAATCAGATCATTATAGTCACCACTAGAGGCTACGTTGGCCAATGTAGAAGCATTAACAAATAAAGTAGCTACGTTACTTTGCAATATTGCAACATTTGCGGTTACTGAAGTTATTTCCGTAGTTTGCTCTGACGCATTAGCTAATAAGTCTGTTAGTAATCCAGATTGAACTGCCGCATTGGCTGTTAGTGTTGCTAGCTCACCTGACTGTGTAGCCGCATTGGCTGTTAGTGTTGCTAGCTCACCTGACTGTGTAGCCGCATTGGCTGTTAGTGTTGCTAGCTCACCTGATTGCACTGCCGCATTGGCTGTTAGTGTTGCTAGCTCACCTGATTGTGTAGCCGCATTGGCTGTTAGTGTTGCTAGCTCACCTGACTGTGTAGCCGCATTGGCTGTTAGTGTTGCTAGTTCACCTGACTGTGTAGCCGCATTGGCTGTTAGTGTTGCTAGTTCACCTGACTGTGTAGCCGCATTGGCTGTTAGTGTAATAATATCACCCTGTAATATTGTTACATTACTTTGTAGTTCTGCTATCAGCCCCGACTGTACTGCAGCATTACTAGTCAGATTAGAAATTTGCCCTGCCTGCGTTGCTGCATTAGCTATAATATTAGCATAGTCAATACCAGAGGTACCTAATATGTAGTCAGTTAGTTGGGCAACATTTCCCCTAACTGTAGTTAGTGTTCCTGCGACGTTGGCAACCAACGGTATTTGTACATTGCCCTGTACCGTGGTTAAACTGCTTAATTCGCTAATTTTTATTGTCATGCTTGGTCTTCCTCAATGAGTATCTGGCCGTCTTCAGTCGTTAATGTATTTACCGCATCCTCGGTGATAATCATCTCAGAAACGGTTGCTATTTGTACATTTCCTGCGGTAGCGGCTTTTAAGAAATTAACAGCCTCAGTTGTCGAACCTTCGAAGCCAGTACCGTCGGTGGCAACGTTTGCTCCACTGTTAAACCAAACACTAACATTAGCGTTATTTGTGCCAACTGTTATTGTAGGTATATGCTGTGTTTGTCCACTGTCAATTACACGTGCACCTATGCCATGTATTGGCATAATTGCCGTACCGTGTGTGCCTCGACGAATAAGGCCAATTACGTTAGTAGTTCTGTTAATTCTATAGTAGACAATTCTTTCGCAACCAATAAACACTATACCGGGTAAGTTTGCTGCTGGATTTGGCTCCATTAAAACGGTAGCATCATCTACATGAATTTCTGTATCTGTTGGTAGTAATACCTGCGTTAGTGTTGTTGAATGCGCATCTGCTATTCGTGTATACGTTACATAGTCTAGCATGTTTGTAAATACGCGATATCCCAAAACTTCTGTATTACCATTAATTTTTGTATATATCTGCATATCCAATGCGTCATATACTCGCCCCGGTACTAGTTCTTCTGGCGCATGGCTTGAGTACGTATCAACATATTCTCCACCTTCTATATTAATATCTTCCGCACGGGTGCCTAATAACAAGTCCGAATATGTACTACGGATTACAGAATCTAATGATGCTTCACTTAGCAACGGAGTTCCGTCACTGTTATAATCTATATTGTCAAATACGCTGCCAAACGGTGCATCGTATCCTGGTCCTTGTACAAATTGACTTCCTTGTAATTGAACTCCAGGATACTCTAAATCAGATACTAATTGACTTAGATTTTTGTAAGTTGCAGTTATTATGTTGCCCGAATCTTGAGTTTGTTCTCTATCAAGTTGTACCGCGATTACGTCGTTGGCCACAGGGTAAACTGATGTAATAGTTACTGTTGACTCTGGTAATGTTGTTGTATCAACTATAGTAACAACATTAGCAAAATCAAATTCGTGCTCAGTAATATAAGAACTTACACGATATGCATTAGTTATGTTGCCATATGTTGTAGGGAATTCTGCAGTAATTTGTACATTAGCTGTAGCAACAACATTAGCCCATTTTGAAGTGCTAACATTTCCAGTATTGATATATGTATTTGAAAATCTTGTTTGTGTTAGGTAATTACCAATATTAGCTGTTATGTTTCCGCTTAATAATAACACACCTGATACCACTTCAGTGATAGTTGCTGCATTAGCACCACTTCCGCTGATAGTCATATCTCTACGTAGACCTGGTAAAGCTGTCACAAACATAATATTTGCGTTAGTAACATCTTGCACTACATCTATAGATCGTGTAATTGTTTCTATAGCCGGCATTGTATCTCTTGGCTCGTAATAACCTAATATGCGATCATTGGCTGTACTAAATTCGCCGGCACCGTATACTGTGTAGTCTGTTGCTACAAAAGTTGTACCTGTGATAATGTCTACATTTACAGTATATGCTTTTCTAATAGACTTATTGCCATCTAATTGCGAGTGCGCGACTATGTCTCCTGCACGATATGCGGTGTTAGCTGCCCACTCTTTTATTGTAGTATGATAAGTTATTCTATCAAATTTAATACGAGTGTCAAAACTTCTTATGAGTCTATTAGCCATAACCGGAACAGCTTCAGCAGTAGTAGTTGCACTACCGTTAAGATTGATAGTAGGGGTGGTTGAATATCCACCACCGCTGTTTGTTACAGTAATACCGATCACTGATCCGTTGTTGCCATCAATAACAGCTTCGGCTGTGGCACCTACGCCACCACCTCCAGTAATAGTAACTACTGGTGGAGTAGTGTATCCTGCACCTGCGGTGCTTACTACAATACTACTAATTTCTAATGCACGATTATTATACCACTCATTATACGGTTGTGTCTGCCATCTTGCTAAGTCAGCTACCACTTGTTCACCGCTTGGGCTACGGAACAGCCCTAAAGATCTGTCATAATATGCAGGTAAATCAAAGTCAGTAATACTACCCTCAAATTCGTCGGATCCAGTATAGTTAATTAAATATTCTCGAATTTTAGTTCTATAAGGTTTAACTTCGTTGATATAATCTTGGTAGTATGTTTGATTATCTCGAACATAGCTAGGGAATTGACTCAATGTTCTCAATTGATGTTTCACACTAATAAAACTGCTCTTAAATAACCAGTCTACATAAGGTTGTTCAGTTAACAGATAATTAATTAGGGTAAAGAACAATTCATTCACTTTACCAGCTAGATCTCCAACAAAAATTGTTTCAATAATAGCAATAATAATACCACGGATTTCAGTATTAGGACTTTGGTCATGCCTACTTAGATCAAATCCTTGATTACCATAACCAATTCCATTGTCTTCGTAGTTACCTAACACACTATTAAGTTGAATAGTGCCATTTTGAATACCAACTGTAATCAATGCTCCGTTAAACGCTACTAAAAATAAGCGCCACTGACCGTTTCCTACATTGTTAACTTTGATTAGATCATTTGCAGCAACTGGTTGTTTTAATGCATCAACAACCGAGTCCACACTAAAAGTAGGTTTCGTTGAGGAATCATATCCAACAGCGTACCAGTCAACGTAATCCCAGTATAGACTATTTTTGTAACTTTGAACACGATCAATTACCCATTGTCTGTTTTCGTCTAATCTATATAATACCCACAATCCGCTCTGCGTTGTGTCGTTTTCGACCAGCGCAATAGTTCCCACAGACAATGGTTCTCTATCGATGTATGCTAACTCAATATCAGTTGCTACTCTTAAATTGTATTCGCCTAATTTGTCAGTAGGTAGCGGATCCTCAGCACTTAAAGCACTAAGATCGGCATTGCCTGTAATTGGAGTTTCTTGAAAAACTGCATTTACAAAAGATACTAACTGTGCTACTGCAACTAAACGATTAACAAACATACTTTGTCTTGGGCGTACACCTATACCGTATTGTTCTGCAGGACTCAGCGTTGGATCTGGTACGCTGTTACCCTCAACATCAACACCACTTAAACTATCTACTAATTTATTGATTATTTTAGCAGGCAGTATTGCACTTGCATTACCTTTTTGTATAAGTTCATATTCACTGTGAATAATATTAGAGTTAATAGTTTTCTGATAATCGATATGCAATACTGTATCGTCTGCTGTTAAGAACGGAGTTACATTATATAATATTACTGCATCATTGCGTACGATCGCACCGTAGGCTATACCTTGAGCTTTAGGATTTTCGATAATACTAGCCACTGATTGAATCGGTAATCGACGTGTAGGATTATTTGGATCTACTATAGTTTTGTCTCTGACCCAGAAATAATATCTAGTAGAAATGATATTACTTGTAGGATCTACAAATATTTCTTCTACATACGCACCGTCATTTTCGAATTTAGGAATCCCGTTTCCGTCATTTTCAACATATTGACTAGGAATAACATCACTTTCTACCCATTCGTAAACGTCAATTGATGAGCCAGGAAAAACTCCTCCCCAGTTAATACTACGATATGTTAACGTGCCCTGTTCGTAATCAATGAAACGCACAGTACTTAAATCCCACCATACTTGCCCAACGTGATTCGCTCCCCAATAGAGTTGAGAATTAATGTCGGTTGTGTTATTTGTTCCCGCATTATACAGAGCAGGATCATATTCTGTTTTATATGTAATTTCTTGTTCTGCTTGCCCTAAGATACGTCCTTTGGCAGGATCGATAAATTGTAGGTTACTTAAAATTGTGCTAGCAGTACTATCGTACAAGTACATTCTACTTACACTGTCAGGATCTACAGTTTCTTCTTGGTAATGTATTAAATTCCATCCTCGAGTCATTGTAGGATTATTAAACACATAGACATCACCTGCATTAGCGCCTGCAGTACTATCTTTTAGCGAACTAATAATAATGTACGTGCCTTCAATATCTAACGCATAGCCAAACTGGTCGCCCGGATTTAATCCTTCTTGCGGATTATAATCAGGGTCATCAGGATGTAGTGGATTTATAACACTAAGCTGTTGACAGTATTGATATCGACCCGGATATTCAACTGCATCTCGAGGATCATCGTATAGTTCGTAAATGTATACACTTCCACTACCTACTATATCGTCACGGAATACTGTTGCGTTAAAGTCAAAATTTGTTGTTTCATTATCTAATGTAGTGAATGTTTTGGTTGTCCCGCGACCACTGCCAATTACCAACATGGTGGCATTGGCTGCTAATTTAACTTTAGTACCAAAGTATTCACCGGGAGTATCAAATGGATTAGTAATAAGTTGCATTTGTGCAAAAATTTCTAAACCAGCATCAACATATATTGTACCAGTTCCTGCTAGCATACGCAATAAGTTTTTAGCTACAGTTTTATCAGAATTTAATCTTAGTCTGCCTTGATCGTTCAATGCACTAACACCCAAAATACCTGCATTATTAATATCATTAACTAGATCATCTAATGTAGTTCCTGTTGCCGTTACTTCAAAGTTATCTAAACGAATACTATCGCCTGGCGTAAATGTTGGGTTTACTGTAGTACCAGTATTGGTTCCGTATAAACGACCTCTATTGTGGAATTTATACACTGCACCAGTGTTGTATGCTGTTCCATTATCATAGTATGGAGCACCAACATAAATCGCACAATTGTTTGAACAAATTGTTAAACTAGTACCTAATGCAGCATTGGCTTGAATGAACTCATCTTTGCCTGTAATACGTTCTAATAAAACAAATTGATTAGTTTCAACAAAAATAACTTTGCCAATCGGTGGAGGAGTAAGGAATCTTACTGTATTACTTCCGATAATTTTGTAATCATTTACTTCAACATCTTCGATTGTAACACGGTATACTTCAGCTATATTGCTTTGAGTTACATAATCTATACCACCATCTGCCTTAAACGCTTCAATTAATCGATCGTATGCCCAAACACTACCAGCGCCTAGTTTGCCTTGCACAGTGTCATTAGGAGCTCCTACAGCAAGTTGTGCTCCGTCAAAACTGCTAGACAGTGCGTACCCATATTGTGTACCAGTTGTACCTAATGGATGTGTCAACGGCACTCCGTTATTTAACATTGCATAGTACGGACCTTGACTTACTGTAATTTCTGTATTTGCCGCAAAGGCATTTTTAAACGTTATTGTTTGCCCATTAACGGTATAATCAATAACCGGAATATATGTTCTGCCAAATGACGTTATCAATAAACTGTTAGCATCAGTTGAATTTACATTAGGGTCTCTAACAAACGGAACTGTTACAGTCGAACTACCTAAGCTAGCTACTACTATTCCGGTATTTTTTTCAACAAAACGTTTTAAACCATATAAGCTAACCTTACCATTATTTCCAACTCCGCCTACATATAACCAACTACCATCTTGATTAAATGCTAAACTTGTACCGAATTGATCTTGGCCTGCTATACCTACTAACACTTGTGCTTTGCTAAATCCAGCTACATTGGAGTCTTTCTTATAGATATACACTAACCCAATGTTAGTATTAGAATTGATGCTGCTTAGAGGGGCACCTACTGCTAGATACGTAATTCCTCTCAGCTGTGCTAAATCTACAACTGATCCAAAGCTAGCTGTGGTAACAGTGGCGTTGCCAGTATCCGGAGCAACAACAAACCCCTCATTGAAATTGTCTTGACTATCTTTCAAGAATGTATTTACTATACCTACTCCGAGATTTTGATAAGGTGCTCCACTGACAATCACTCGATTATCCTGCGTCATTTTGATACTAGTACCAAATCCGTTGGCATTGTCAAATGTAGATATGCGATCTAAATCTTGAGTTACGTTCCATGGTCTCGTTTTTTCATAAACTTTCCATGTGTTATTTGGAGTTGCAATAGGTTGCCCTTGTATTAAGTTAGTAGCTGCATCTTCATCAATCCAAATCTTTTCTCCCACTTGCCAACCGTGCGGCGGAAGATATTTACGTGCATCTTCCATGTATTGGAAACGTAGACTGTCTAAAACAAACAGTAGTCCATCACCTTCTAACGTAGTTAGATCTGCAGTATCTCCGGTATATTGAACCATAATCTCTGTTAGACTTACAACAGTGCGCACTTGATAAAAACCATCAAATGCCGGATCAAAACTCTTAATAACAAATATTTCGTCTAAAATTAATTTGTGTGGCAATTTTGTTGTAAATGTAATAAATCCATCTAAACTATTAGTTACACTTAGTACTGTATTTCTTGTTTCTGTAACACGATAAACGTTCCAGCGTTGTTGGAAATCTTTGGCGCACCAGATGGTAAACCCACTACCAATTCGATCTAGACTATTTTCGCCCGCTATGTTTTGGTAGTTGGCTAGATCGAATATTGTTAGGTCAACATCATTGATATTCACGTAACCTGCAGTGGTAATATCGTTGTCATAGTTACTAGCACTTGTACGATTTAATGCAATACTAGCAGTAAACACTCCTTCGGATTTGTACAATTGAGTTTCGTTAAATACCGATATACCGTCGCCGTCGTTAAACTGTGCGCCAGCAACAAAACGTGCAATTGCAGGATTAGCTGAGTATTCATTTTCAGCTAACGGTATTTCCACATAAGGATTACTTTGTAGTGCTCCGTATTCACCTACTCGCACTGCCCATTCTTCATAGAATTCAATGTTACTGTTTAAGTTGTTAAACACTGCATTAAGCAGTTGGTTTACTGCATTTGCACTACCTTTTTGATTGATAAATCCCTTGTAAAATTCAATTTGACTAGTTTCACTTAGTCCCAGATCACTCAAATACTGTCTTGGTTTGAATCCTATTAGGCTATGACTTTGTTGTATTTGGTTTTTATCTTTGATACTACCGTAACTGTCGTAGTAGTCTTCTGCAGCACTGGCCAGCGTACTAAAGTTTGGTAAAAGTCCTTTTTTAATTTCACTAGACGCAATAATTTGCCACAATCCAAATTGAAATTCTGGAGCTGCAATAATATTTTCCAATGCAACATAATATTGATTTTTAAATTCTACTAGATCACCTTTGAGATAATCCTTACCTTGATTCCATAAATCAACTACACCCGAATTATATATAAATCCCGGAGCATACAGACTACCATCCCAGGCACCTGTTTTTTGTCCAATTAATCTAAGTCTGTACTGACGACTACCGGACTCTGGTTCATAAATAACATCGTTGAACACAGTATTATTGTCAAAGATTAATACATGTTCATATTGTACTACATCAACTTCTAAATAACCCACAACTGCACCGTCACCAGTTAGTGTTAGTTTAAATTCTGTTGCTGATCGCATTACATCATAATTATTATTTTTAACCATTTGGAAATTAACATCTAATACTTTGCTACCGTATTGACTATCCGTGATTCCATCTGTAATTCCGCTTATAGTTGTAGCTCGAACAGTATTAATTACCGGGCTTAACACTAATATACTACCTGCCTTCCATCCCTGTTGTGCCCAAAACAAAAATTCTTCTGCGCTTAATCTAAAACTCTTAACCTGTCCTAGTTGATTGTCTAATTCTTCGAATGTGAATCCTCTGCCTTTTAGATTTCTTTCATATCCAATCAGAAAGTCAACTATTTGTTGTTGTGTAGTAAATTCATAACCGTAAGGCACAGTTAATCTAAGATTTTGAAAATTATTATAGATAGAAGCACTACTATTCAGTACATTGATTCTAGTAGCATTATTATTTGCCTGACTAGGTATTATTACAAAGAATGGATTATTTAAATCATATCCTCTGACAGTATATCCATTGGATGTTTTTTCAACAATAACTGCACTATAACGAAGCGTGTTAACAGGAGTCGATTTATACAAATGAACTTGATAATTTTCGTTAGGTATTGCAATACTGTCACCAAAACTGCTTGGACTTACTTGTTCTGCTAATATCTGAAGATATTTTTGATCGGTAAAGCCTGCAGTTTTATATGACAGTTTAATTTCATAATTTTGTATTTTTGTAAGTATTTCAGATGCAGGATTTATTCCTTGATTGACCAAATAATCAGCTACCCAGTTTATCCAGCCTGCACTTCTGTAGACACGACCGTTGATAGAGTTACCGTTGTAATTTATGTCAAATTGAGTTATATGTCTATTAGTACCTCTTGTTAAATATTGATCTAACGTCTCGTCGTAATAGTAATTAAACGCATCTGCTAATAAACCAAAATATCTGCCTGGTTTAGCCAAGGCCGCAGCCCTTTGCATTGCAAATGGATAGTCACTACTTGTGCGCCAAGCATACTCTACAGGCCCATATTGACCTACAGTCCAGCTACCTCCTGCTCTATTAGATTTATATGCTCCAGTTATTGCTGCCACTGGGCTTAATAATTGTCCGTTTTCATCTACTGGTATTAATGCAGATAATCCCGGACGAGCATAACGTGGATCTATACCTAATCCCAGCCCTAGATCAATCAATGATCTCTTGCCTTCGCGAATACGTCCAGCTTCTAGGTCGTCCCATAGCAATTTGTTGCTGCCGGTATATGGTGCCGGTCCGTAGAATTCCTCCCACCAATCGGGTTTTTCAGAAAATCCTAACATTTCCCAAGGTGTTAAGTGAGGGCGGAAAGTATCATAAAAATATTGATAACAAGCACGCCAGCTGCCTGGCAGTATTTCACCGTCGACTCTGTCAGGAAACGCATTATAGTTCCAAGTAAAAGCATCGTTGGGTCTAAATGAATCGTTTGAGCTAAAATCAATTTTGTTGTTGCCTACCCAATTTAAAAATCCTTGAGATAATATCTGTGTCATTTCTGTCAGATTGTAGTCAGTTTCTCTAAATTTTCCAGGAACTACGTCAACAACATTTTCATAAGCAGTATCTAATACTTTTATGTTATTGTAGATACGTTTCTCTAATTCTAATAAAAAATTATCTCGGTAATCGCCAAACGTTGGAGTAATACTACCGTCGTGTCCTTGGAGAACATTAATCGGTTGTCTATAGGTATCATCTAAAAATATCTGAGGAACATATTTTGGCCATAATCCTAATTTTGTTGGAGTCTCTGGAATGTAGTTACCATCAGTATTAGTGTATTCAACTAACTGAATAATATCATCGACTTCTAAACCCTCTAAGGTAGCGCCAATAAATCTAACTGCGGGACGATCCTGTAAGAATATATAATCAATATTTTTAGTTAATTGTACATCATTTAGATAAACTAATACCGCTTGATTGCTTAGATTTTGATCATTAAAAACATTTGTAATTTCGTAATCACTATCCAACGTATTAAATACCGTGTATGTAATTGTATTTTTTAATGTGCCGTACGGTACCATATCGCTGTAATACCACGGGAATGTAGTATTCTTAATACTGTTAATACTGGTTAGAATTAAGTCTACACTAGCAACAGGATCAGTAGGATTAATACCCGATAACGTTGTAGCTAATCCTAAAAATTTGTTTTTAAATTTGCTATATTCGCGTTGAGCAAGACGAAGAGCATTGATAAAATTAGCTTTTTCATCTAGTAGGAAAAGACTCGCATGCGGAACAGGTGCACTGTTTTGTAAAATAGTACCGCCTTGTTGTTTAATCTCAACATCTCGAAGATTACTAATACCCAATGGGTCACCGATTAGCGTAGTACTATTTTGAGACATAGCCACTAAATGATTGCGCATCTGACCTAAAGTTACTGATTCGATGTTGGTATTTCTTGCATTTAATTCTAAGTTCAACGGAATTTGATAGACTCCAAACTCGCTAGGTTGTTTACTATAGATTAAAATATCAATTTTATCATTTATAGTAGGAAGTTGTATAGTTCTAATTAGTATTATACTATTTTTTGAAGGAGGTACTTCAAAAGTAACTACATTGCCCGCAATACCAAATAGACTCGGTGTTTGCAAGACTCCATCTATACTAACTATTATACCGTTGAGAGTGTTATCCACTGTAAAAGATGCAGTAACTCCGTCACCAGTAAAATTTAAACTTTGTACTAATCGAACAGTGTTGTCAATTAGTATCCATCGATCTGTTGTTTGATAAACATAATTTTTAAAGACTTTTAAATACGGCACTGATTGGCTAGGAGCAGTTCTTACGTCTAAGGTAAATGCACTGTTGATTCCGTCTGCATTATATCCGATCAGTTGATATTGTTTAGTATCTTCTACTACCGTTCTCCAGGTATTCTTAGGACTTAGTACATCTCTACTGATAACTCTTTGCACGAATCCGGTAGATACAGCGTTGGTTACAGAAACTCCATCAAGTAGATAACTAAAGGTATCAGTATTAAAAAATGTATTAAACTCTAATTCTCCTTGAGTAGCTAAGTTTCTATAACTTAATGGTAGTTGTAGTACTGGGTCAAGTACAGCTGCAGACGATTCTGCATAACCAAATAACTTAGTACCTGCAAAGGTAGTACGTTCAAATTCAGTGAAACTTTTGCCATTGATATCTGCTACGTCAAATAACGGTGCTTGTTGCAGATTTGTTTTTTGTTGACTTTCTTTCCAGTCAATACCGTCAAAATACCACTGTGTTCCTTTGAATCTTCCCTGTGTAATTACCACAGTGTCATATGCTTCACTTGCTCCATCTTCAGCAATTACTAAATTAACGTAAAATTCACCTGAGGGTTGTCGTAGCTCTGTGTCGTATCCGTATTGTACTAATTCTATAGTATAAATTTTATTCTTTACTAAAGGGTCCACTGCGCCTGCAAACAGCACACGAAGTCCGTTGGTTAAAGTCGTGCCAAATGCTGTTAACGCAACTGTGCCTTGTAATTCAGTAAAAGGATCCAACGTAAACAGATCTAAGATATCAACTGCTTGTTTACCAATTCTTCCTTGGTTGACTAATTGTAGATCTAATTCAAATTGAATGATTGGTCGTTTTGCACGATTTCGTTGATCTATTAGAGGAACAGTGTTATTATAAGTTGCTGTGGCAACAATAACGTCCCTATGAAACCAACGATTATTGCGACTCCACGCATTTAGGTCTCTACTAGCGCGATTAATAGTTATGTATTCTGCGTTAGATGAGTTTTCTCCTATACCTAAGGGATAATTTAATGCTAACTCGGCTCGATACGGTTCAGGTGTGACTAATAAATCTACCCAGACTAATCTAATAGAATCGCCAATGTTTTCTGCATAATACTGTTTGTTTTGATAGCTAGCAGGAATTACGTCAGAGCCAAATTCAATTTTTAATCCTGAGGTAAACTGCACACCATTGGGGCTAGTGTAATTTACTTTGCCTATAATATCATTTTCAACATCGATATTCCAACCAACATAGTTAATAATTTTCACTGCCTCGTACATACCAGCAGATGCCGCATCTTGTACGTATAGTGTATCCAATATACTTGATAGTAAAGGAACTTCGTAGAAGAACCCGTCATAATCTTTAAAGTATTCTTTGTTAGCATTAAGTACACCGTATCTAATGTATACTTTTTCATTTATAGCCACATTTTGAATATGTACCAAACGAATTAGCTTTTCAGCTACCCCAGGAACATCAACAAATTTAACCTGCCACACTCCGTAGTGAATTGAAGAAGGTACAACATAACCCACATCATATCCAGGTATTATAGCATTAGTTACTGGGTCAACAACTGCATCATTCGTAAATGCTGCCTGACTTCGATTAACAGTCCCTTCTGGTAATATAAACACTAGATATTTGCCATCAAGTGTTCCTGTAATGCCAGAATATTGCGGATAATTGGCCAAAAATTGACTTAAAAATTTGTTTTGTAGACTAGTATATTCTAAAGGCACTGCATAGTCAACATTATACACAGTTTGCATAATAATAAATCTATCTTGCGCTGTGTCTAATGGTACACGGAAAGTAACAATACCCGAATCTATACCGTTGTTTTCGACTCCTAGAACATCTCTTGCACTTAGAGTAGGTGTTGCTGTTACTCTTCCGTCGGCTCCTAACTCTGTTTGAATCCAAAACGGAAAGCCCGGTTGATCAACAATGAATCGATAAGTACCGCCACGTGCAAGAGTAATGCTGTAGTCTATTTTTCCTTCCGATCTAAAAATGTAGCTGTTTGTGGCCGCATCACGAGTAACAATATAGGTTTCAATTAAGTTGATGCCCGTGGTATTAACTTCCACAGCATCGGGTCCGTCGGGTAGCCAATAGTACTGACTAAAATTAACTAGCTTGTCATAACTAATTTGTGGATCGAAGCTATAGTATTGACTATCAAATAAACGACTATGATCGTCAATGTTACCACCATAATATCTAATTTTATTTAAAAGATCAGGATAGCTGCTAAAAAATGTGATTTCATCTTGTTTATTTTTTACGACCACACCCGGTTCAAGTTGATAATTTTGTCGATCCCCTGATGATTCAGAAATGTAACTATCGTTTACTTTATATGTAGGAGCAAATTTTCTACCTATATATCCGTGCAGTCTAGTTAAATTGGGTTCTTCAACTAGTTGATCCATTGTTGCTGACAAGAATTTATTATTCGTGTCAGATCTGAATATCGTTGGAAGAAAATCTAAAGTTTTTTTAACAGCCATTTATTATACCATTCTCTAAAGTTATACAGTATTTAACCTAACGTAATCTAACTATTTTTGACATTAATAGTACCCGCCGCCACTGCTACTTCCAGCATTAGTAACATCGGTAATCACGGTACCTGCTCTTTGATTAAGTTGCGCGGCTGTGATTGATGAAATTATCTGTACATTATCTACAGTTGCAGCACTAACAACTATTTCATTTACATCAGCATTGATCTGCATCAAACTACCAAATGCACTACTTGTACTTGCAGGCACAATTAGCACACTGGCTACATTAGGAGCTAATGTAGTGTGCAGATATGCAGCTAGTTCACTAAAATAAAACGTTTCACCAAAGTCCCAGTTATCTACAGCAAAATAATTGTCAATGGCTGCAATAACCGAAGTTTGAATATCATAGTCGCTGATAACAATATTAGGATTTTTAATAACTTTAAATGTTGCTTGAAGACTAGGATCAGCTTTAGCACCAAAAATTGGTTTGAATTTTGCAGGATTATAGATAATTGTATCACTAATACTTTTAAAATTTTCCAAACTATTGTAGGTTAAACTCAATTCTTCGTTAGTCGGGTGTATAGGTTTGGCCACTGTATTGCTTGTATCCCGAATCCAAGCGGTGTAATCAATTGCATATTGTTTAGTTAATACATACAAGTCTATAATGTTATTCGGACTTGGGTCAATACGACGATAGTTAGGACTATTATGTCGATACTGAAAATACAAATCTTGTCGACCAATTTTAGCGATATAGTTAGTTACTAAATTTAAAGTGTAGGTTGAGCCAACTACTGACAATTGATAAAACTCATCAGTAGACGGCAAATAGAATAATTGCCCATTTCTATATAGAGTGGCATCAATTTGTGCATCTTGTAAAGTTGCATAATTGCTTAGCACTGTGTTGTTATCGACTGGTGTCTGTACGATAAAATTATCGTATCCTGCTTCGCTGCGAAAATAAACATATTTGCTACTGGTTGAAATTTCTGGTGCTACTATCAGTTCAAATAATTCAGGATTATCTGGTATTCCATCGTTGTCTGTGTCTGGAAATGTAATTAAAATCTTACTAGAATTCTCATAGCCGTCTGATGCTACAATACTTTTAAAAATATACCATATGTAATCTAACGCCAATGGCGCACTGTCATCTGGATTGTTATTAGTTTTTAAAATTTTAATTTGGTCGTATACTGTAGTGCCTGTTGCAGCATCAAAAATCTTAACAGCTTCATCAAAATAGAAATCTGTTTCTAATACGCTTTCGAATATATAATTTAGATTACGATAATAAACAGTATAAGTTTGCCCTACTGTTTGGAATCTAATTAACCAACTGCTGTCTAATGATTGGCCACTGGTATTACCGCTATTAGTTGGGTCAAAAATTTCGCTGGTACTAACGTCGTTTGGTAAAATAATTCTCCAACTGCTGGTATTAACATCATACCTTAGTCCAAAATCTTCGTAGGCCTGCACATATCCTACCATGGTATTGATCAGTGATTCAGAAAAATCAATATTAAATACACTAAACACTCTGTCAGCAATAGCACCTTGTGGTACAATTTGATTTATAATTACCGGACCTGTTCCGTTGGCTAAGTTGCCTTGCCCTCCGTTAGTACCGTCACTGAGTAATTGCTCAATGGTAGCGTAGATATAAATTTTATCGCCAGCTTTGCTTGGCATACCTGTTTGTATGTTATTACGTGCGTCAAAATAATTGCCCTGACCAGCTGAAAATCTTACAATAGCACCTTGGCGTATAAATTTAAAATTGCTATCTACAGTGGGGCCTACTTGTAGGATTTTATCTAACGGATCGTAAAAATACCCTGTGCAGCCGTTTGATATTGCAGAACTGTAATTCCAAAGTATATTCGACACTGAAATCAACGGAAAGTTTGCATAATAGTACTGTAGCATTTCTTTTTGTTGTACCAATGGAACTACTTGATTATACATGGTTTTATAAATGTCATTGGTTGTATTATAGTCAAAGTTAAACGTTGCAATGATTGAGTCACGATATAGCATGCCATCTTGACAGAATATGTTAGTGCTAGAGTACTTGCCTGTTACGTCAATGACATCAAGATAACGACTGATGCCTGAGCTGGTACGATTGACTGCTTTAATTTTTAAAATATCATTGAACAAGGTGTAAGGTAAAATATTATAGTCTTCACCGGTGACCATGCGATTCTGTGTATAAAATTGTTGCGGCGCTTTTTGTCTGATGTCCTCAATGGTGTCACGACTAGTAGCATTAGCCACTGTATATTGTAAACTACCTCTGATAGTAATGGTTTCAATTCTACCGGTTCTACTTACATAGTTAATAGGTACTATAATACCCTGCATCTCACTAGGAGTAATTTTATAGTCTAGCCCGTTACTGACACGATAATATATACGGAAGTTACCTTGGGGAATATTACTAAATGCGCCATCACCAAATATCAAATCAACTTGATCACCTGCCCTAGTTGCCACTTGATAAATGGAACGCACATTACTTTGATTATAGATAACATTGGTATTATTAACCGCAGGTACTTGTTCCCACAATTCAATCGGGTTACCGTCAGCATCTAATCTATAAACCCAAATATCATTATTGTTGATATTGTCAATTGTTACACTGTAAACTCGATTTGGAATACTTTCTGTAAATGCTACATCGGCTGATCGTAATGAGCCTTGCTTAAACATCATAAAGAAACCAGTATTGATGCTGCTATTACCTAAATTATCGTTTTTGTAAAGTAGATTGAATGGTAAATTAGGGCGAGGAGCAACTTCATAAAGTATACCTTCTCCGGAACTTGTAGGACTTACTATTTCAAAAACATTTTCAGTTCCGCCAACTGCACTGTTAAAACTGTATGTTGGTACAATACTAGGCACCAAGCGAATTTGATATTCTTCATTAATAATCCCGTTAATTAGTTGACTGTTACTAGGTTTGCCGATGATTTGATTTGAAACTAGACTAGAATTAATCACTGCGGTAAATTGTTCTAACCAATTGTCATTACCAGAATCTGCCCAGGTAATAACTAATCCTCCAAGATTAATACCGTTGCTGTCAAATACTGCTTCAGTGGTGCTGACACTGTCGACTTTTAAAAAGCCACTGGCGGCAATATTACGTTTAGGATTATAAGATATTAGACGTGCAAGTTTCAATATACTATCACGACGCTGTGCAGTATCAATGAAGTTTTCACGTGCATTTAAATCACTGCGGAATGCAAGACTCTGTCCTAAAAATGCAATTAGATCAATTAATGCTACAAATTCGCTGGAATCAATATAGTCGTTGAAGTCTTCAGGATAATATAATCTTAAATAGTTGATCATACTAGCACGTAACGTTTCAAAATCGTAACTTTGAAAGTCTGCGTTGCGGAAGGTCTGATAGAGTCTAGTCCAATCTTCAGCAACTAGTAACCCTGTTTGTCTTGTGGTGATAGCCATACGAATTTCCTGTTATAATGTATTTATTATAAGGAAAAAGTAGGTATTTAATTAACTAGAGAAAAGTGTTCTAGCTTGATTATCAAACTGTAGACTCATGGTATTGCTCTGATTAGTCTGCAGATATCTAAGATCTAAAACTATTTGCAGTCCTCTTTCGTATTCTGTAACAATAATGTTATCAAAACTAACACGAGGATCGTATTTGGCTATGGCTTTGATGTCTTCTGTTATAACGCTTTTTAATTCTTCAGTGAAAGGTTCGTGTAACACGTTCCAGATAATAGTACCAAAATTTGGATTCATCAGCTTTTCACCCTTGCGAATGTTAAAGTGATTGATGATATCCTGTTTAATCAATTCCATGTCTGTCAGACGGAATTTTTTATTAGGAACTAGTGTACTGAAACCTCTATAAAAATTAGCCATAACAATATTTATCCTATGCTGTTTTTGGTTGATCTATAGTTGCAAGTTTTGGTGCCAGCACTGCTATTGCATATTTGCCATTTTGAAAATATTTGTCACCTGTTGTTCCGTACTGATCAGCACCACCTGCACCTTTACGCCACTGATTGGCGCCGCCTGCACCTAATAGATGTGCCACTGCTAGTAAACCACCAACTTCTTCAGATTTTAATTCTGAGGTTATTGCACCACGTTGTACCAAACTGGTATAATTTCTTAGGGTGTGTTCACCTATGGCCGTTTCTTGTTCTGCTTTACCTGCTGACGTTTTTAAAAATGTATCTAAACTATCTATTCCGTTTTTTCCCTTCCATTTATTAGAATTAGACATCTCTGCATTACTTGAGCAATCGCTGGTTAAATATCCTAGATCCTTAAGAGCCTGATAGCTAAATTGATATTTGCCAACAGCATTAGCAGTGTTAACTACTTCGTATTCGCTAGCAAACTTAGTTTTGTCGAATCCTAGTGCGCCACCGCTGGTTGTTTTGGCCACTTGTGCAAAATAAGCTGTCATCTGTTGAGCAGTCAATGGACCTATTGCACAGTCAGAACTAGATTGTGCGCGAAGATCTAATTCGGTGGCTCCTGTAGGTGCAGTGCCCGCCACTGCTTTGGTCTTATCAACAGCGTCCTTGTATGCCGCTGCAGGAGTTATTCCTAACGCAGTCGGTTCAGCGAATGGCGGTAGTTGCCCTCTAGCATACGGCTCATGACTCGGTGCTACTCGAACAATAGAACTTAAACTAGATGCAGCTACCCACAGTCCTGTAGAAGATTCTTTTACTGTATCAGTTAGCGAATTTACCTGTATAGGTTTAGGCGGAGTAACTGCTTTTGTACCTCCACTATTTTGTTTAATACTGCTGCCTTCCATTGATAGATCACTGCCGGCTTTTAGAGATATAGGACCAGCATCTACATTGAATTGCCCTCCTGCTTTTAAGCCTATAGTACCGCCTGCACTTACCACTATAGCGGCACCACTAAGCGCATTTATACTTGAGGCGTCAATCTGAAAACTGCTGCTTGCTTTTATATTAATTTTGCCGCCAGCGTTCATATTAATATCGCGATCAGCATGTAAATTAATACTACCTTCAGTGCGAACGTTGACTCCGTTGTTCGAGTAAACATTAATTGCACCTGTATTAGTCATTTCAATCCAACTAGTACCATCTGCATGATTGATGTACAATGAGTTTTCTGCATCATGCATCATAATTTGATGACCTTGCGCTGTACGTAATCGTATTAGTTGATCACGTCCTGTGAGGTTACCGTCATCCATGATGAAACTATGTCCACCTTGTCTAGTGGTGTAGGCATAATCTGCTTCAGTCAGCTGTCCTTTGGCCACCTTGGCTAGAAAATTATCAGGATCTCTAACTCCTGGGTCCGGAAAAGGACGACCAGGAGTACTGATACCAAATACTTGACTAGGAGTTTCACGCTGACTACTGCTGCTGATAGGTCCTCTAACAGTGTCTCGGTCTAATCCTTGATTGACCATAACTCTATACTGTGGCTCGTGAATTGGTTTCGGATTGTTAAAAAAGTCGGCTTTTTGATTGATAGTAGGATCGTTATCGTTAAATTCAGTTACTGGCGCTGGATTTCCGGGTCTGTAGGAATTTTTAATGTCTGCACTTGCTCCGCTAAGATCAGTGTTGGTACTGCCCGCTATTGCAGGTATCATAAATCTACTAATACTACTATTCACGCAGGCAAACCAGTAGCCGCGCATAGGATCGCCTGCAATAAACATTACCAATACTTCAACTCCGATATCTGGTGGTACTGCCCAAAATCCGTAGGTATTAGGAGTGTTAGTAAATTTATTAGCAGTGTTTTGTGCTCGGCCTGCATCTTTTTGTGAGATGTTAGTTACGCCCATAAAAGGACTAGCATAGCTAACAGTACGCCAATTTTTACTGTCGTCTTGATTTCCGCCTAGATCAGCTATCCACACCTGTAGGCGACCACAGCGTGTAGGATCTAAATTGTTTTTAACGATGCCAATATACGGATACGGGTCAACTCGAGTACCTGGCGCATCTTCTCTACGCTGTGATTTAACAACTTTATTACCCTGTCTTTGATCTATTGCCATTTATAATTACCTTGTTTATTATGATGCTCTTGCGTATGCATCTAATGCGTTAACAAATGCAGTTTGTGCAGCTTTATTGGCTGCATCTAGAGGTGCATACTTAGCTTGTGCAGTTGCTAACTGATTCTGTGCTAGAGCCAAGGATTGTTGATTATTAGCAATTAATGGGTCAGCTTCGGCTTGTGTTAATACTCCCCGTGCTACTCTGTCGGGATATCTATCAAGGTTAGCACGTATAGTCTCAATTCTAGATTCAATTTGCGCAACTGCATCTAACGCAGCATTTGCTGCAGATTGTGCTTGATCTCTTGCGGCTCTGGCTTGATCGGATGTAGCTTTTAATGCCAATTTCTCTGGGCCAGGCCCATGCGCTGGAGGAACAGCCGGTGGTTCTTCAACTACTGTAGCTTGAGTAATTGGTTTTTCTTCTGCAGTGTCTGCAACTTTTGCTAGTTCTTTTTGTTCAGCTGATTGTACTGGTGCTGCAGTTTCTTCTACAGGTTTATTACCAGGTGCTGGTGTTGCTTCGGGTAAGGGAGTCGCTGTGTTATTAGTTGCTGTTGTTGGTGGTGCCGGTATAGCATTTGCCACTGTGGATTTTTCATCAGTTTCAGAACGTTGAGTGGTTTGATTATTAGTATTATACTCAAGACTTGTTTGTCTAGGCAATCTTACTATCTCAAGCACCTGTTCAAATCTTCCGCCGCTGAAAGTATTTTTAACAGTAAGTACTCTATACATACCCGAAAACATACTTGTCTGCTGAAAGTCAGATGAAAAATTAGCTAAGCCAGTAACTTCACTTACATCATTTGGTGTTTTGAAGGTAACACTAACATACACTTCTCTATTGTCCATTTGCAAACTTCCGTCTGCAATTAATCTTTGATCCGACGTTGCCGGCGGAGTTCCTTTTTTTCCTGAAATAGGATCTATAACATCAAACGGTGGATAAAAAACATCATCCTGTTTGATAAATTGAGGATCACCAATTATTCGCAAACTACCTTGTATCATATCACCATTGGCTGTGGTATATATACTCTGCTGTACATCTGCAGCTGCGGCTGCCTTAGGAGTGTAACTACCGCCAGTGGCCCTAGCCTGACTATCAATAATAACTCGAGACTCTTTCATAGGTTGTATAGCGTTGGGCCCACTTTCCATGCCAACATAGTTGTCTGGATTAAGTTCTCTATCGTCATAATCCGTTAGCCCGTAGGTTTGAGACATGTGGTTTTTATATGCAGTAACCGCAGTGAAATATAGTGCGTTAAATTCTATTTTGAAATCTAATACATCTACATTTTTTCCTGTATAGTAATAGTTATATTGTTTGATCGGATGGCTCCATGTTCCTTGTGGCGCCGCTGAAATTTTAGTATTGTATACTTCATAAGGAATAATATTATAGGTAATTTCCCTACCCCAAACTTTTCTAATACCATCATATTCTATTAGTACAACCTGCGGGATTATCTTAAACCACTTTAACGGTAAATCTTTATTTGATTTTTTCTTAGCCAAGAATGATTCAACATCTGACCCATAATCTTCCGGAACAGTCAGTTGATTTTGTATATAATCACTATTACGTATTACATAATTAATAACCATGTCAATGCTAGTACCAGCGTTAATACTAAAGATGGCTGTTTTATAATCCAAGTTAGCGTTGGCTGCATCAGTTTTTCCAGCACGTATTGTAATCTCTGTGCTGGCTTCAGCCATTGGAGTATCTTTAGGACTTAATTTTTTGCCTAATATAAATTTAGCTTTTTGAAATTCTTCAGCAAACTTAAAATAAATTTTATCAGCAACTTTAATTTTATTAGTTCTAACTAGATCATTGTAGTATGCGTTGTACGCACTGCCGTAGCTTTTAACTTTGTAAATAGGGTCTGCACTAACAATAGCCGCAGTTCTTTGATCTACTGCGGTTAACGGCACAACTTCTCCGGTGGGCCCACGTGCTAGTCCGTCGGCGCCTATAGTAATATCTTTTCTGATTGGCTCGCGTTGTTTTTTAGCGCCAGTTAGCGATGATTCAGTTTCTGTACTTTGAAAGAAACTAGCGACTGTTCCGGCTACTATTTCAAAGTGTGCTGGCGTAGCCATTGTGTTTACGCTATATGCACTGTGACTGTACACTGTTGCTGCAATCTTATAGACTGCACCTTTGTTGCTAGCATCTATGTCTAAGGTCAAAATTTGTATGGGGATACGTTTTGTTTGAGTAGGAAGAGCTCCTATAATTATACCTGCGTCATTAATTGCAAAAAAATCAATCTGCAGTAGATATGGTTGTTCTAGATAATTTCTAGATTTAACTTCTGGAGAACTAGCTAATTTAATAATTCTATCTATTAAACTTATACCAAATGGTTCAATTATAGTAAAGTTAAAAGTTAAAGCATTAGTGGCGCGAGTTCTTTCATTAAGACCAATTACTGTTTCTACTTCAAGACTTTCAAAAAAGAAATCTTCACTGAAATACTGTGCTCGAGTAAATTCGGCAGGACCATTGGGCTCTTTTGTTTGATTATGCCTGCCTGCACTGGCTATTAACACTCTTTTAGGTATATAGTTTTGTGTTTTAATAACATCGTTGTATTCTTCAATTGTCAGCATAGCTAAACTTAAACCATAGGTATAACTAGCATAGGCATGTAACGGATTAGGTATTGGTGTTACGTTTATTGTTTGCCTTACTCCGGATTCTGAAGGTGGTTCTACTGTTTTTCTTGCGTTATTAGTTCCGCCCAGTACACCGTTACGTCTAATATCTTCTTCAGTGGCTACTCTGAGTCTTTGTCCTGTAGCCGGATCAATTATTGTTTCACCTACTGCGGGCGGTGGCGGCACTACAGGAATTTTTGCTGGGTCAATTTCTGATATAGTTCCTACCTTAAACCCTTCTACTTTCTGCACTGCATCTAACATTGTTGTTCTTTGAGCAGGGGTTAGTCTGCTCATTTGAGTACTAGATGGTAAACCTACTGCCTTAGTAACGCTGTTAATATAAGACGTGGTATTATTTTCAGATTCTGGAGCATATATTGAAATTGCTTCTGCAATAGTTTTGCCTCGATATCGCGTGTCCCCAAACAGTAATTTCTCTTTAGCAGCACGTCCCGCAGCGTAAGTAGGAAAAATAGCAAATCTTCCGTCGGTTCCTATTGCTCCATTAGACTGGGCGAAGCTACCAAATTCAAGGTTTCCTGGATTATTATTGCGCCAGTTTCTATCACCGGCGCGTTTAACAGTGGCTCCTGTAGAGTCTTCAAAAATACCATAACCCGGGCTATTGGAAATTACTTTGACTAATGCATTTTCTGCCATTAATTATATTCCTAGTATTGCTGTGAGTGTGGCTTTTTTTGGAATGTATATAGTAGCACCAGGCAAGAAATCAAAAATTGGATCTTTCATTGTATTAGGGTTACGTGCCGAAAATACCCAATATAAGGCGCTGTTATCGTACAAATCATAGGCCAATAAGTCCGGACGATGCTTATAGATAGCATCAATTTCGTAGACTACATCCGTGGGATCATACGGTATACTAGGCAAGGTTGACACATCTAAAAATGGTCCAAACGACTCATTATTAAAATAAGGACTGTGTCTACTGTAAGCTACTGACATTATAAGAATCCTCCATACCCGTTAGTTTTATCACGCAATAATTCGCCTGCGGCAAATTTAGTAAGATCAAATCTGTCATGAAGATTTTTGCGACTATACTGTGGTTTCAATGTAATACTTATAGAACTGCTAGTGGGTAACCTGGTGATCTCGGTATCAAAGTTCTTTTGAACAACACCAAGTCTCGGTCCAGGCAAATTATCTGCTCGCTCAGGATTTACTCCTGTCTGAGTACTAGTTAATGTTTTGACCAGCATAGGAATTTCCATGTAGTCTACATCCGCAGCCAATGTGTGAGTAAAGTTTGTAATCACACAAGGAACATGCGGAAAGTAGTGACTGCCGTAACCGTCTAAGAACACTATCGGTGGAGGATTGCCTACTCCCTGACCTTGCCCAAAAAACATCTTGGTAGCTGCACGAAAAAAGTATATAACAGCCATTAGATATTTTCCTTCTTCTATATTTTGCACAGTAAAATCACCCTGGATAGTTATGTCACTTACATCACTGTTATTATAAAAGTTCTGTGCGTAGTTACTGTGTGTTGGATTTACTGGTGAGTAAGTGGCAACGTGCGACACAGTGATATTAGGAGTATAAGGAAAAATAACTCCGTTGGTGCTTTTTAGTGGAATTAATAGTTGGTTGCCTTCTACTGCATTATAAAAAAATCTAGCACGTTCTGACAGACTTATGCGCACTCGCCAATCTTTATCCATGTTAGCATTGCCGGTATCCGGTTCTGTGCTGAACGCAACACTAGGTTCCGCTGCGGGATTGCTAGCTTCTCCACCTTCTTTAATACCTGCGGCAGCAAGTCGCTGGTTTTTTGGATCACTTAATCCCTCAATACTTGGGTCGTACCCGCCGCCACGAAAATCTGGAGCTCCTGTATAATTCTCTGATATGGCTGCCTGCCCGCCAAGACTGTTACCTGCACTTTCTACATAACCTGTTGTTGGATCATATCCACCGGCTCGAGCATCTGGATCATAACCTCCGCCAGTCCATGTGGTTGTTGCGTTAAAATCGGGTGCTCCTGTATATGGCTCTAACGCTCGAGGATCATACCCGCCACCTGACGCTACAGTTTGATCACCAGCAAATCCACCTTCAGAATCCGGAGCTGTACTTTCAGTAGGCTTGTATCCTGTTTCACGACTGTAACTTCCACTGGTTGCTGTAACTGGTCCAGCAACATACCCAGGTGTTGCTATTTCGTAACTGGCCGTTCCTGTACTAGCTTTGAACTGCCTAAACGACTCACTCATTGAAGCATCAGATGCAGCTTCATCCTCTGCTAGAATTTGTCGTTGATCACGTTCACTCAATTGACCAAACTGGATATCTTGTCCAGTGTCCGGATCTTTAACCACAGTGTCGTAAACAAAAATTGCCATAATCCAATTACCTCTTGTATAGTGTATTTATAGGCTATATAATAGTAGTAGTTAAAAGAAAACCCAATCTATGAAAAAGGCTGTTAAGCTAGAAAGGAAGCAGATAAATTAAAAGGAAAGTAGATGCGTCGCGTAAATTATTTGAATAATAAAGATATTCTTAAAGAAATCCACAAAAGTAAATTAACCTACTGTACATTCTCTGATCCCGGAGTAGCCAACTATGATACTATTGTTAGTGGAGTTGCAAATATTACCAAAAAAGCAGTAGCAGAAGCTAGAAAACTACGTAGCGAACGATTAGCCAAAGAACAGCAAGATGCTGAACTATTGCTAGGTAATAAAAGAAAATTAGATGAGTTTGCTATTCCTGTAGAAAATATTCCAGTTACTGATGTGGTATTTCGTGTTATGACCTGGGAACACATACCCATCGACACCGTTAAACAGCGCAAAGCTGATGCTAAAGCACAAGAAGAATACGACGAAGATAATTTTGAAACAGAATACGACGAACCAGTTGTAGTCAAAGGTGCGGCCAAATATGTTAAAATAAATTTTCCTCCATTTCAACATTACTGCGTTGATCAAGATCTAACTCCAGTATTAGTAGGCAAAAGTCACTGGAAAGGTGGTATCACTCCGGGAGAATTCAGTAAAGATCACGGACAGATGACTCCTAAATTAGCGCACATGTTTGTGAAGTTATGTGAACGCTATGCTACCCGTTCAAACTGGCGTGGTTATACCTACAATGATGAAATGCGTAGTCAAGCTCTGTTGCAACTAAGTCAAATTGGTCTACAGTTTGATGAAGCCAAAAGTCAAAACCCATTTGCCTACTACACCGCGGCAATTACCAACAGCTTTACCCGTGTATTAAACATCGAAAAACGCAATCAAAACATTCGAGATGACATCTTAGAGATGAATAATTATGCTCCTTCGTATACTAGACAAGGTGATTGGGGCGGTGGTGGTTGGGGTGCCGATGAGTAAACCTGTTTTGTTATTGCACAACGGAAATTCTACTGTTAAAAATAAATTTGCAGTTATTTCAAAATTAACACCAATTAACACTATTGCAAATTACAAAACATTAGATAGTAAGATACAGTTTTTGAAAAATAATCCAAATTCTGTCACTGATTTGACGTCGGCAGACACGATAGAGGATACAGAATTATTTCAATTAAAAGATTTTTGTCGGGTTATAAAGATAATAACCTCATACGACAACGATGTAACTTGTCTTGAAAATGTAGTTAACGTTGAAGATTTCACGTATAGTATATGGCTTCAAGGTCTGACTTTAAGACTATGGGCAGTTGATGAGTTCTACTGGATGGATCAACTTGATTTAAATGCAAGCAATTGCTCTGAGGCAATTATATTTTCGCCTGGCAGAACCGGAACACATGTGTTAGCGGACATTTTAAAATTACCGTATTTACACCATAGTGAGACATTATTTGAATCTAATAACTTTAAAAAACTAACTAATAGTAAAAATATTTTTTCAATACTTAGGATAAACTTGTATCCTACGGTCATCAGCCAATCAATCGCTCAAAATTTAAACTTTTGTATGACAACTACAACAGCGTCATACAATCAAAATCTTAAATTAATAAAAAGTTCTGCTCCGTTTACTATAAGTGAAACTGACATCAAGCATTCTCTCAAAAGTATTATTACATTTATTAACTTACTGCTACTTTTAAAAATTTTTTATAAGAAATCTATTTCCTTTACTTTTTTAGAGTACTTAACAGAACATTTCGACAAAATTAATTATATTAAAAATCCTTACACAGATACAGATTTAGTTTTGAATACTGAAGAAGTTAACCATATAATAACTAGTAAATACCAATCAATTTATTCTTATTCAATTAACCAAACTATTAGACACTGCGGAGTATCTATCATATAATAAACTATGGCAAACTTATTTAAAAAAGCAGCAGTATTAACCGACATCCATTTTGGCCTAAAGTCCAACAGTCAACTACATAACGATGATTGTTTAAACTTTGTTAAATGGTTTATTGAAGAAGCAAAGGCAGAAGGATGCGATACTTGCTTTATGCTAGGTGACTGGCATAACAACCGTGCAGCTATTAACATCGTTACTTTGAACTACAGTCTAACAGCCTTAGAATTGTTAGGCAAAGCCTTCGACCGTGTTATCTTTATTCCAGGCAATCATGACCTATACTATAGAGATAAGCGTGATATACAGTCAGCTGAATGGGCTAGGCACATTCCTAACATTGAAATTGTAAATGATTTCTACTCAGAAGGTGATGTAGCTATTGTGCCTTGGCTAGTAGGCGACGACTACAAAAAGATTCCTAAAATGAATGCCAAGTATATGTTTGGGCATTTTGAATTGCCGCACTTCTTTATGAATGCTATGGTACAGATGCCCGAACACGGCGAGCTACGCGGTGAACACTTTGGTCACGTTGATCATATGTTCAGCGGACACTTTCACAAACGCCAGACTAATAAGAATATCACATACATTGGTAATGCGTTTCCACATAATTATGCAGATGCAGGTGATGATGAACGTGGTATGATGATACTCACTTGGGGTGCTGAACCAGAGTTTCATGCTTGGCCCGACCAGCCCAAATATCGAGTATATAATCTAAGCGATATGTTACGCACTCCAGAAACTTTGCTATTACCAAGTATGCACTGTCGTGTAAACATCGACGTAGACATTACCTATGAAGAAGCTACGTTTATCAAAGAAACATTTGTAGGTACATACAATCTACGTGAGCTTACATTGATTCCTGTTAAGAATATGGATATTGGACAAGATATACAATTAGGAAATATACAGTTTGAAAGTATCGACACTATTGTAACTAATCAATTGACTAATATCAACAGCGATCATTATGATCCAAAACTTTTACTTGATATCTACAGACACCTATAATGCATCAAGAAGAAATATCTCAACAACTGCTTAAGTGGATGGAAGAATTTGTAGAGCAATCACACCCTGGTTTAGGAAATTGGCCTGATGAGTTATAATACCTATCAAAAATTTAATACCTACGGACAGTTAAGATCCGTAATGTTAGGATCTTACGTTTATCCGGAATTTTTTTCAAAAATTAAATCTGCTTCAGTGCGAGAGCCATTGATGCGTATGTCGCATGAGATTAATGAAGATCTTGAAATTTTTGAAAAGACTCTCAAAGACTACGGTTGTACTGTTATCAGACCAGATACTCCTACAGGTTATTTTGATTCAGATAATGCGTATGTTCCACCGTTACATGTAAGAAACTTGCACGCTGTTATTGGTGATACTATGTATCAATTCAGTCCAGATTTTTATAATCCAATTACTCCAATATTAGAAAAATATTGCCCTAATGTTATTAATTTAGTAAATCAAAATGATGAATTTTATTCTGCTTCGATGTCTGCAGCATCAAATAATTACAATCAAGAAAAAGATATTTGGTATTCACACGAAAAGTATGTTGAATTAGCGGGATCGGATTGGCCACAGTATCAAGACTATGTATCTGGATGCTGGCCTAACGATCTATCTATTGTTAACGAAATAAAATCTTTTCAACAGGCATTAGAATACGAAACTAAAGAAATGGGTGCGTTACAGGGGCCAAATGTCATTAACACTAATCATAACATATATGTTGACGCACCAGAATATTGTGATTATCCCCAATGGTTAGCTAAACATATCAATGATCCTCGTCCAATACGTCAATTTACTTCAAAAGCAGGACACGTAGACGGATGTTTTGCTGTGCTAGGAAATAATGTTATTCTAGGTATCGATCCTTTAATTGATTATCAAAATTATTTTTCGGACTATACAGTAATAGGTATTCCGCCTAGTGAATATCAAAATTTAATTACTAAATTTAAGTTGATGAGAGAAAAGGTTAACGGAAAATGGTGGCTGGCAGGCGAAGAGCACAACGACGAATTTATTAAATTTGTCGAAGGTAATCTTAAATCTTGGGTTGGTTACATTGCAGAATCTGTATTTGATGTTAATGTATTGGCATTAGATGCCAATACGATCTGTGTTTCGAACATCACGCCCGTTGTAAAAGAGAAATTAAGACAGCATAATATAGAATGTATAGTGATTCCATGGAGACATCGATTTTTTGTTGACGGCGGACTTCATTGCATAACTTTAGATTTATATAGAGATAATTAATGTTTAGAATTAAGAATTTAACCGTACGCAACTTTATGAGTGTAGGTAATGCTACTCAAGCAGTTGAGTTTGACCGTAGAGACTTGACCTTAGTCTTAGGTGAGAACATTGACTTAGGTGGAGACGACAGCGGAGCACGTAATGGTACAGGCAAAACTACCATCATTAATGCACTAAGCTACGCTCTGTACGGTACAGCACTTACTAATATTCGTAAAGATAATTTAATTAACAAGACCAATGCCAAAGGTATGCTGGTTACTATTGATTTTGAAGTACAAGGTGAAAGCTATCGTATCGAGCGTGGCCGTAAACACAATGTACTAAAGTTTTATATCGGTGATCAAGAACAGGAAAGCAAAGACGATAACAGCCAAGGTGACAGCCGCGAAACACAGCAGGAAATTGAACGCTTGCTAGGTATGAGCCACGATATGTTCAAGCATATTGTAGCACTTAATACCTATACAGAACCGTTCCTAAGCCTTAAGGCAAATGAACAACGTACTATTATTGAGCAGTTGCTTGGTATTACCTTGCTTAGTGAAAAAGCTGATCTACTAAAAGAACAGAGTAAGGCTACTAAGGATGCAATTCAACAAGAAGAGTTCAATATTAAGGCGATTACTGACGCAAATGGCCGTATTCAAGAGCAAATTGAGAGCCTAAAGCGTCGACAAACTATGTGGACTACCAAACATGCAGAAGACGTAACAAAACTGCAAACTGCCTTAGATGAACTATTAAAGATCGATATCGATAGTGAAATACAAGCACACAAAGACCTTACAGCATATAATCAAAAGCGTAAAGATTTGGGTGACTTAGATAAAGCTATCTTACGTGCTGACGCAGATTGTGTCAGAGAACAAAAGCTCGTAGACAAGACAGAAAAAGAAATTAGTGATTTGGAAGCGCATACTTGTTATGCTTGTGGGCAAACATTCCACGATAATAAACATGAAGAAGTACTAGCAGGTAAAAAAGCTATCTTAGCAGAAGCACACCAACAGTACATTGAGTTGTTCGGTCAACTACAATTATTCCAAGCAACTAGAAAAGAGCTAGGCGAGTTGGGTCAACAACCTAATGTGTTCTACGATAAGGAAGAAGATGCTATCCATCATCGTAGCACAGTAGCTAGCTTACAAACACAGCTAGCGGGCAAAGTTGCTGAAACTGACCCTTACGATGAACAAATTGAAGAGATGAAGACTACAGCCTTAGCTGAAATTGATTACGCCGTAATGAATGAACTAATGCGTGTCAAGGAACATCAAGAGTTTTTATTAAAACTATTAACAAACAAAGATTCGTTTATACGTAAACGTATTATTGATCAAAACTTAAGCTACTTAAATGCTCGATTAGGCTATTACTTAGATAAAATTGGCTTACCACACAGTGTTAAATTTTTAAATGATCTAAGTGTAGAAATACAAGAATTAGGCAGAGAGTTAGACTTCTACAATCTTAGCCGCGGTGAGATGACCAGAGTAATATTGAGTCTAAGTTTTGCTTTTAGAGATGTATATGAATCATTATATCAACCAATTAACTTAGTATTCATCGATGAATTAATAGACAACGGGTTTGATTCTAGTGGTACTGAAAATGCTCTTGCTATGCTTAAGAAAATGACTAGAGAAAGTAGTAAGTCAGTTTGGCTCATAAGTCATAAAGATGAATTAGCAGGTCGAGTTGACAATGTAATGCGTGTAGTTAAGGAGAATGGTTTCACGTCATATTCGACTGATGTAGATATTGCATAAATATTAATGGGCGAACGGACTTGATCATCCTTCTGTGCCAGTAACACAGATAGCCCTTATTACTTTACTGGAGTATCTTATGAATACAATACCTTATCTATATAGATGGACTCACCTCCCCACAGGAATGTGGTATGTTGGATCTAAAACACAAAAAGGATGGAATCCTAACCGTCATGAAAAATATATTTGCTCAAGTCTTATTGTTAAACCTCTTATTTTAGAAAATCGTAATGAGTGGTGCTATGAAATTTTAGCTATAGGAGAAGCCAAGTATATTAGAGAATTAGAAACAAAGTACCTAATACTGTTAGATGCTAAAAATCATCCATTGAGCTATAATAGAAGCAATGCTTGTTTTGATGCAGGGAATCGACTTGGAAGTAAGGATTCTGAAGCGACTAAACAAAAGAAAAGTTTAGCAAGGCAAGGAGATAAAAATCCATCTTACGGAAAAAGAGGAGAATTATCTCCATTGTTCGGACATACTGATTCTATAGAAACTAGACAAAAGAAAAGCATTAAGTTAAAAGAATATAATAAAAATAGGCCGGCCGAACATAATAAAAATTTAAGCAAGGCTCTCAAAGGAAACCCAAACGTTGGTTTTAAGAAAGAAAAGAATCCATCGTGGGGTAAACCGGAGGTAGCTGACAGAATTAATAAACTACCTCCAAAAACATGCCCATATTGTGATAAAACAGTATCAATTGGAAATTATGCAAGGTGGCATGGTATCAACTGTAAGAAAATAATTTAACCACCACTATAGGCGGTTAAATACACAACAACAAGGAGACATATAATGTCAATTCATGAAGATATTTTAGCAGCGGTAGCTGTTTACACAGAAGAAAGCGCAAAGTTTGAAGACAAAGGCGTTAAAGCAGCAGCGGCACGTGCTCGTGGTGCATTAGGTGATTTAGCTAAATTAGCCAAAGCAAGAAGAGCAGAAATCCAAGAGAAGAAAAATGCAATGTCTGCGAAATAAATAGCAGTATGGTATACGATTATCCTTGGACTTATAATGGCACAATATTTAACTCCGAGGATATTCAAACTTATTATGGCTTTATATATAGAATTACCAACACAGTAAATGGTCATGATTACATTGGCCGCAAATACTTCATTACTATCAAAAAGAGACCACCTCTAAAAGGCAAGAAAAACAAAAGACACGAAGTCATAGAAACAGACTGGAAAACATATTGGGGCTCATCACAGCGTTTAATGGAAGACATTAGCGCACTAGGCAAAGAGAAATTTACTCGTGAAATTGTACATCTGTGCAACTCCCGAGGCGAAACTAATTACTTGGAAGCCTATTATCAATTTAAGGAAGATGTATTGTTGCGTGAAAACAACTACAATGGCATTATTCAACTTAAACTTGGTAAAAATTCCGTAAAAGACTTAAAGATTACAAAATAGCCACTGCTGCAGCATGCGCTGTATCAAGAGGAGATTTCGGTCGCGTAATGGCCCCGAATGGAACGTGTAGACTAGACTACACACTTGATGGCAAGAACCGTATTGTGCTGTAAAAAGCGATCAAACAATATAAAATTAGGTGTAAAAACCAAATGATGTGGGCACTGTGAAAAAGATACAACCCACGTGACTAATATAGTTGGCTAACTACGGCTATATTAGCATCCGCCAGATGAAGCAAGAGTAGGGGGTACCGGCTGACCGCCTCCGTGTAATTGAATACAATCTCTTTTAGTTAGTATGATAGTAGCACTCGGATAAAGAGTCTCTTATACTTTGCCTAGCGGATAGGTGAAGTATGACCTACATCTGGATAAAGCATTAGAAGAACATACAGTAGTTCAAAGTAAATTAGATTAATTAGATTAGAAGAAAAAGCATTTGAGCGCAAGCGATAAATGCAGATGTCGTTAAGACATCTTAAACACTAGTCAATAAAAAAGACTATACGAATATAGCCTTTAACTTACTTTAAGAACAACTACGTCTAAAAAAAAGGCAGCCTTGATTTCTGTGTAGTTTCCATATTATCTTTGATTATCTTACCTATCAGTTCGCGTTCAGTTACGCTTAACATCATAGCATCGTCGTAGCTTAAACCACCACGCATATACCAACTCATTCGTAACGCATCATCTTTTAAGGCTCTTACATCACGTTCATAGCCCTGTATCATAGCTAGAACTGCGTTGTTCTCTAGTGTTAAGAGCCTTTTCCGAAAAAACTTGAATAATCAAACATGATACCAATTTCAAAATCATGTTCGCAGTGATTGCATTTTACAGCTACTGGTTTAATTCCGCTGGCATTATTAAATTCAGTTAGTTGTGTTCTAACCGCTTTGATAACACCACTATTGCAATTATTATAAAATTCTTCAATATACGTAGGATCTGTTACAATCTGTCCGTCGGGTGTTTCGATATAATCTGTGCTAGTAGCTAACATACTAATGTTTATATTGATCAGTTTAGCTAGCTGCTGATCAAATGCTTTTTTAGCTTCTTCTGGATTGTCTTCGATTTGCGCCAAGGTTCTTAGAATCTGTTGCTCTTCGAATGATATCATGCTTGATTTGTTAGCATTAACATAAGCCTGTGGCCGCAGTTTAATTTTTAATTCGTCCGCGGATATTTTTCCACCGTATGTTGCTGGAGTTATATTAGATAATACATTACCTAGATCAATACTATATTCGTTAGCTTCGTTGCATTTAGGACATGAAGATTCTATATCCATAGCATTACCATAACTAGCAATACGTATAGCAATAATTAGTGCATCTACATCAATGCTAGGAGTTTTCCATGCGTCCTTGATACTCGGACAACAACTTTCAATTACGTTTACTACACCTTGACCGTTCATAAGTGCATCTGGTGTTTTAAGCGTAATTTCATCTTTGGTACTCATTGGTAAAATAGGAATCTCACCATTTAACGGTAGGTCTAAACTCCCTTCAGGCCAAAATTGACCACCGCTAGGCAGTTTTAAATAAATTGCTGGTTGTCTAAAATGCTTTACTAACGGGTTATGACTTACTGTAGGTTGCGATGTTTGATCCATGATTTAAATCCTATAAATAATTGATAGTACCATAATATTATTTATGGTGCGTAAAAATGGGGTTAAAAAATGGCAGATCAAGAAATAGATATTGAAGGCTTACAGCAAGCTCTAGATCAACTTCAAGAAAAGTTTGGAATAAGCGACAAAACTCTATCGTCTTTTGTCAAAAATATTCAAAAAAATTCTGCTGATTTCCAAAAAGAGCTTGGTAAACTTAACAAAGAAGTAGCCAAGGGAGCTAAAGGCTACAAAGATCAAGTAGACATGCTGAACAAACTTGACTCTGCTATTGAGGATCTAACCGATTCAATGGAAGATGAGCAAGACGCTACTAAAAAATTAGCCGCAGAACAAACAAAAGCAGCATTGTTAGCACAACGCGACGCACTACAAACGTCAGCTAGCATGAAAGGAATGCAAGAAGCCACAACAAAAGCTGCCTCGGGCATGGCATCTGCGGCAGTAAAAGGTGCTGGTGACTTTGTTAAAGGGTTACAAAGTAATGCTACTGGTGTAGACTTAGCCTCGGGACTAATGACTGCTGGTATTGATGTAGCAACAGCAGGAACCAAAGCCTTAGGCCAGGGATTACAAGCCGCTGCACCTATGCTGATGAGATTTGGTCCAGCCGGTATGGTTGCGGCTGCTGCCTTAGAGATATTCGGTATCGTCTTAGATAAGAGTGCCGATTCAATGAACAAACTGGCTAAGTTTGGAGTTGAAATACTACAAAAAGAAGTAGAAAAAACAGTAAAATCTTTCCATGAAATGAACAGTGCAGGCGCAATGTTTGCTAATGGTATGAATGACATGCGCCGCTACAGTAGTATGGCAGGACTGACTGTGGAGCAATTCTCTGGTGCAGTAAAAAATACAGCACCTTTATTAGCAGAAGCAGGCTATACAGTTAGCGATGGTGCTAAGATGATGGCCAATGTTACTAGTCAGTTTGCAAGAACTACTGGCCGCAGTGGACAAACCTTACAAAGAGAAATGCAAAACTTAGGATTTGGATTTCAAGAACAAGCAGAACTTTCTGCACAAATTATCAGTGATTTGCGTAGAACAGGTACAGGCGGTACAACTACTAATAAAGCAGTAGCAGAAGCTACTCTTGATCTAGCTAAAAACATGCGTATTGTAGCAAACATTACAGGTGAAGATGCTAAACAGCGAATGGATCAAGCAAAAAAACAAGCTGAGCAATATGCATTCTTTTCTAAAGTAAACGAAATTGCTCGTAAAACTAACGATCCTGGACTACCTAGTCGGGTAAAAGCTAGTCTTGCGCTAATGGACGAAACTCAACGTAGAGCCGCCATACAAGCTACAGTGCTAGGAGGTGCAGTTACAGATGTAGGCGCTAACTTAACAGGTGCCGCAGATGGTGGTAGAGTATTTGCTGATTCATTAAATAGTGGTGGCGCACAAGTAGTAGATATGGTTGGCGGGTTTGCACAACAAGGTGATAGATATTTAAAAGCTACAGATGAAGTAGGGCGTGCAGTGAGTATGGCTGCCATTGCTACTGGTAAAAACGCAGATCTTGCAGCGGCATTTGATAGTCAAGGACAACAAAGTCTAAAACTTAACAGCGAAAATCTTAAAAAATCAATTGCTCAAGGAGATAAAGCAGCGGGGGCTGCAGGCGGATACCAAGAAAGTCTAATGGCTGCAGAACAAGCGGCACAACAATTAAAAATTAAAATGCAAGAAATGATGGATGTACCTATTAAGAAATTTGCTGATGTTAGTAAGGCAATGCTCGAAGGCTTACAATCAATCATTGACAAAACATTTGGTCAGAGCGGCAACAAAGCTATAGACGAAGCTGCTGAGCGAGTGCTTGACGAAAAGAAAAGACGCCAAGAAGAATTAGAACAACTTAAAAAATCTGATCCTAAAAAATATAAACAAGAAGCGGCTAAAGACGAGAAAAAACGTACTGAAGGAATGAAATCATCTGATGAAAAATACCAACAGATGATTAATGATTCGGGACCTGCCTTGTACGCTGAAGGAGGTACTATTCCAGCCGGCGAAACAGGTATAGTAGGTGAAGCTGGACCAGAAATTGTTAAAGGTCCTGCAGAAGTTACTAGTGCTAAAGAATCTAAAGAAATCTTAGGTAAATTAGGAAATTTATCAGGAGGTCAACTAACTAGCCAAGCAATGAATAGTATGCAAGCGATAACTTCTGATGCTAAAGAATCTAAAGAAATCTTAGGTAAATTAGGAAATTTATCAGTAGGTCAACTAACTAGCCAAGCAATGAATAGTATGCAAGCGATAACTTCTGAAGGTAAAGGGTCAATCGCCGGTTATTTCTTAGAAGCAGCCGCTGCACTTAAGTGGGTAGGAGATAAAGATAACGGATCTTGGACTCTTGGCGGTGAAGTTGTTGATCAAAACACCGCACGAGAGATATTAGATTTTGCACGCGGTTGGCCAAAACTAAAACAAGAAATACAAAGTGAGTTAGACAAAGCCAAAGATCTAATAGGTGAAGGCGGTTCTAAACTTGATGCATCAATAAAAGAGACTGGCGGTAGTACAAAAATGTCAGACTATGTTACTGGCCTGGAGTCTGGCGGTAGTACAAAAATGTCAGACTATGTTACTGGCCTGACAGAGTCTAGTGCTGGTGCAAAAATGTCTGACTATGCTACAGGCTTTGCCAAAGGTGGTATTGCCAGCGGGTCATTAAGCGGGTATTCTGCAACCTTGCACGGAACTGAAGCAGTAGTGCCATTACCGGATAACAAGTCAATTCCTGTAAACTTAGAAGGCAGTGCAATAACTGGTGCACTTCGAGCACAATCTGATATATTAAATAGTATTTTGTCAGCAATGCAACAAAATAACAAGTACGCATCAGGATTATTACAAAACAGCTACTAACGGCTTAAATACAGTATCTCAGAGAGAAATAATATGGCATGGAAGAAATATTTTAAAACGGCAAATAACAGCAGCGGAACACTAAGTCCGATAAGCGGCGCTAGTGGTACACTACCCGATACAGGATATCGAAACTTTGCCAGTCAGTTACCGGAAGTTTATATTGGGCATCCTAATCGTACAGAGCGATACAATCAATATGAACAAATGGACATGGACAGTGAAGTTAATGCTGCATTAGACATCATAGCTGAATTTAGTACACAGACTAATATTGAAAATGGCACAGGATTTGACTTATTTTTTAAAGAAGATCCTACAGATAACGAAATCAAAATTCTTAAAGATCAACTACAAGAGTGGGTCAGTCTAAACGACCTAAACAAACGCCTGTTTAAATTATTTCGTAATGTATTAAAATATGGCGATCAAGTATTCTTACGTGATCCAGAAACCTTCAAACTTTATTGGACAGAAACACATAAAATTACCAAGGTAATTGTCAATGAAGCCAAAGGTAAAGAACCAGAACAATATATCATTAAAGATATGAATATTAACTTTCAAAATTTGACTGCTACTGCAGTGGCCAGCACAGATACCTATACTAATCATCCTCAAATAGGTGGACCTAGCGGTAGTTATACACAACCCAATGCTCCATTCAGTGGCGGTAGTCGTTTTAGTCATGCACAAAATGAATCGTGCCTTAATGCAGAACACATATTACATGTAAGCCTAACAGAAGGGCTGGATGTTAATTGGCCATTTGGTACTAGCATTTTAGAAAGTATCTTTAAGATTTTTAAACAAAAAGAACTGTTAGAAGATGCAATTATTATCTATCGTATACAGCGTGCACCAGAACGTCGTGTGTTTAAAATTGATGTAGGTAACATGCCCACACACATGGCCATGGCCTATGTTGACCGTGTTAAGAACGAAATACATCAACGTCGTATACCTACACAAACGGGTGGTGGGCAGAACATGATGGATGCTACATATAACCCATTGAGCACAAACGAAGACTATTTCTTTCCTGTGACCGCAGATGGTAGAGGATCTACAGTAGAACCATTTCCGGGCGGTACTAATCTAGGTGAAATCACTGACTTAAGATTCTTTACTAATAAAATGTTCCGTGGACTGCGTATTCCTAGTAGTTACTTGCCTACAGGAGATGATGAAAGTAGCCAAGCATTTAATGACGGGCGTGCTACAACTGCTCTTATTCAAGAATGGCGGTTTAATCAATACTGTATGCGTCTACAAAGTTTAATAGTAGACAAGTTAGATCAAGAATTCAAAATGTTTATGCGTTGGAGAGGAATAAACATTGATAGTAGTTTATTCGAACTACGATTTAATGAACCACAAAATTTTGCCAAGTATCGCCAAGCTGAAATTGATCAAGTACGTATTGGTACGTTTACTTCGTTAGAAGCATACCCATATCTGAGCAAACGTTTCTTAATGGAGCGATACTTAGATCTAAGCGAAGAAGAACTACAACGTAACTCTGAATTATGGAAAGAGGAACGTGGAATAGTTGACGATGGTGCGGCGGCGGAAGCAGGACTACGTGCAGTAGATGTAACAACTGCTGGTCTACAGCAAGATATGGATACATTTGGTGCTGACCCCGCCGCACAAGATCAAGGAGCAGAAGGTGCAGTACCCGGCACTCCTGGTACAGCTAGTCCTATTGCCAGCGCAGGTGCAGCACCTGCCGGGGCCGCTGCAATTTAAGTATTTTGGTAAATAACTATATGCAATTATTTGAAATGTTTGACAACAATTTACCTGGGTATCGTACTGAAAAGGACGACAATACCACTTTGAAACTAAGTGACCTGCGTAAAACCAAACTAACACTTAAACAACTTAATCGTCTACGTATTATGAATGATGTGCGTAAATTAGAAAAAGAAAAGAAAATAGAAGCAGTACAGACTCAATTCACTCCACCGCCCGAACCTAACGCAGGTATGTAATTATCTTTCGTTTTGAATCAAAAACAACGCATTTAACCCCAATTTGACAACTAATTTGTAAATAATATTACAAAGACATATCCATTAATTGTATATCACAATTATAACACTTAATATTAAGGAGTTCTTATGAACAAGTACGAACAGTTAGTTGAATTCATCATTAATGATGAAACCGACAAGGCCCGCGAATTGTTCCACAACATTGTTGTAGAAAAATCACGTGACATTTATGAAAGCCTAATCGATGAAAACGATTTGAATGAAGTTGGCGGTAACGAAGTTGAAGATCTAGTAGACGAAGTTAGCCACGACGAAGAAGGTCTAAGCGAAGAAGAAGACATGATGGACATAGACGACGAAGATTCTGATTCTATGGACTTTGATGACAGTGGTGACTTAGACGACCACGAAGAAGAGCACGGTGATGTTGAAGATCGCGTACAAGATCTAGAGTCAGCACTTGATGAACTTAAAGCAGAATTCGATGCTTTAATGGCAGGTGAAGAGCAAGAAGAAGAACAATTCCCAGGCATTCACGGTGATGACAACATGGATGATGACAACATGGGTGAACAACAATTCATGGAAGCTGAATCAGATGAAGAAGATGAAGAAGATGAAGTTGATGAATCAATTGTTCGCGAATACGTAGAAAGAGTTGGTGAAACAAATCAAAAAGCAGAAGGTGGAGAAGTTGGTGTAGGTAAACGTGCAAGCGTTAACGCTAAGTCTACTGTAGCTGGTAAAAACGATATGGGCGGTACAGCTGCTAATATTGTAACAGGTAAAGGCGCTACAGCTAACCAAGACGGTAATCGCCCTGCAGCTAGCGAAAAACCAAAAGGCACATTAGTAAATAATCCATTAAACAAACCTGGTGCTAGAGCAGGTAATGCTTTTGCTAAGAAAGAAACAGGTAAAACAGGTGAAGGTCAAACAACAGGTAAAGCTGTTGGTGGCGTAAACACAAAAAGCCCGTTAGCACGTTAATAGGAAAAGTCAATGGCTTTATATCTTAAAGAAAATTTAACATTTGATGCAGCTAGAATGGAAGTGTTGTTAGAAGACGACGCTTCCGGCCGCGGCGGCAAAACATGTTACATGAAAGGTATATTCATTCAAGGTGGTGTTAAAAATCACAATGAACGTGTATATCCAGTTAATGAGATTTCTAAAGCCGTTACAGCTATTAATGAACAAATCAAAGGTGGTTACAGCGTTTTAGGCGAAGTGGATCACCCCGATGATTTGAAAATTAATCTAGACCGTGTTAGTCACATGATTACAGATATGTGGATGGACGGTCCTAACGGTTTCGGCAAATTAAAAATATTACCTACTCCAATGGGTCAGTTAGTTCAGACTATGTTGGATTCTGGTGTAAAACTTGGTGTTAGCTCTCGTGGCTCCGGCAACGTAGAAGGTGACGGCAAAGTAAGTGACTTTGAAATAGTCACTGTAGATGTAGTTGCGCAACCTAGTGCTCCTAATGCATATCCAACAGCGATTTACGAAGGACTGATGAATATGCGTGGTGGCGAAAAGGTATTCGAAATGGCAAAAGAAGCCAGCGCAGATCAAAGAGTACAGAAGTATTTGAAAGAGCAAGTTACACGCTTGATCAAAGATCTAAAAATTAAATAGGAGATCGTAATGTTAGATGCTATCAAACCATTGTTAGATAGTGGCATCATTAATGAAGCTACTCAAACTGCTATTACAGAAGCTTGGGAAACACAAATTAATGAAGCACGTGAAGTTGTTCGCGCTGAATTGCGCGAAGAGTTCGCTCGCCGCTATGAACACGATAAAAATGTAATGGTTGAAGCTCTAGACAAAATGGTTACTGAATCACTTACCGCTGAACTTACTGAGTTCGCCGATGAGAAACAAGCTCTTGCAGAAGACCGTGTGAAATTTAAACGTCATATGGTTGAAAGTACAGGTAAATTTAATAGTTTTATGACTAGTAAATTAGCTGAAGAAATCAAAGAATTACGTGCTGATCGCAAAATTCAAAACGAAGCAACCGCTAAGTTAGAAAAATTTGTTATTCGTGCGTTAGCTGAAGAAATCAAAGAGTTTGAACAAGACAAACGTGATGTTGTTGAAACTAAAGTTAAACTTGTAGCTGAAGCTAAAAATAAATTAGCAGATCTACAAACAGCTTTTGTTAAACGCAGTGCTGGTCTTGTAAAAGAAGCAGTAGCAAAAAATCTAGGCTCAGAGTTAGCTCAACTTAAAGAAGACATCCAAATGGCTCGTGAGAACATGTTTGGTCGTCGCTTATTTGAAGCATTTGCAAATGAATTTGCTGTCACTCACTTAAATGAGAACAAAGAATTCGCAAAACTTAAAGCAGAATTAGCAACGAAAGACGCTATGATAGCTGAAAGTCAACAGGCAATTGCAGAAAAAGAAGCTCTTGTTGAGTCTAAAGAACGTGAAGTTCGAGTAATCAAAGAAAGTGTTAGCCGTAAGGAAACACTAAATGGATTATTGAGTACGTTGAATAAAGAGAAAGCAAGTGTAATGTCTAGCTTACTCGAAGGTGTGCAAACTGAAAAACTTCAAAATGCATACGACAAGTATCTGCCAGCAGTTCTAAATAATGCTCCAGCAAAAACACAAACGACTGAAAAGTCAGTGCTTGCTGAATCACGTGTAGAAGTAACTGGTGATAAATCTGCTAAAGCAAACGTTACCGAGTCCGACAACAACGTTGTTGAAATTCGTCGTTTAGCAGGGCTAAAGTAATAAACTTTTTTAAAGGAAAATAAAGAAATGACAACCCAACTATTAGAAGGCCGTTGGAACGAGACCAAAGACGCCCTGTTAGAAGGTCTACAAGGTTCGAAAAGAACTACAATGGCTATTATCTTAGAAAATACTAAGAAACACTTGATGGAAACTGCATCTGGCGGCGCAACTGCTGTTGGTAACGTAGCTACATTAAACCGCGTTATTCTTCCAGTAATCCGTCGTGTAATGCCGACAGTTATTGCAAACGAAATCGTTGGTGTACAACCAATGACTGGCCCAGTGGCACAAATTCACACTCTACGTGTACGTTATGCTGATGCAGTTTCTGCAACCAGCGGTGACAGCACAACACCAGGTGATGAAGCATTGAGCCCATTTAAGATCGCTACTGCATACTCTGGTACAACAGCTGGTAAAGCTGCTTCAACAAGCACTTTAGAAGGCACACCAGGTAACCGTATTAACGTTCAAATCTTGAAACAAGTTGTTGAAGCTAAAACACGTAAATTGTCTGCACGTTGGACATTTGAAGCTGCGCAAGATGCACAATCTATGCACGGTTTAGATGTTGAAGCAGAAATCATGGCAGCTTTAGCACAAGAAATCACAGTTGAAATCGACCAAGAGATCTTAGCAAGTCTACGTTCATTGGCTGGTAATTCATTCAACTACAACCAATCAACAGTAAGTGGTACAGCTACATTCGTAGGTGATGAACACGCAGCATTAGCAGTTGTTATCAACCGCGCTGCTAACTTAATCGCTCAACGTACACGTCGCGGTGCAGCTAACTGGGCAGTTGTAAGTTCAGAAGCGTTAACAGTGTTACAATCTGCAACTACTTCAGCTTTTGCTCGTAGTACAGAAGGTACATTCGAAGCTCCGACAAACACTAAATTTGTTGGTACTTTAAACAATGCTATGAAGATCTATGTTGACAGCTATGCTAACACAGGTACTTCAGTATTAGTAGGTTACAAAGGTTCTAGCGAAGCTGATGCAGCTGCGTTCTACTGCCCATACGTGCCTCTAATGAGCTCTGGCGTTGTATTAGATCCAGCTACTTTCGAACCAGTAGTTGGCTTTATGACACGTTATGGCTACGCTGAGTTAACAAACACTGCTTCATCTCTAGGTAACGCAGCTGATTACTTAGAAACAATTGGTGTTTCTAACCTATCATTCCAATAAGATTAACTTCTTAGAGGTAACGATAAGAAAAGCCCCGCAAGGGGCTTTTTGTTGGCTATAACTATTAAAAACGATAAATACTAGAGTTCGCTCTTGAATGAGAGTTTATGCGGTCCCAACCGCGTAGATTGTAGAACAATTAAATATATAAGGAGAAAACAAATGGGACGTCCTATTAAGAAAAAGTTTTTTGGTTCAGATAATGTTAATGATGGTTTAACATACAGTGCTGCAGGTGGTGAAGGTATTTCGAGTATTACTTACACAAACCGTGGTACAAACTACTCACAAGGTTTAACAGCTACAGTGGCACTTAGCCCAATCGGTGGCACAGTTGCCAGAGTGACAGTCGATGCAGTTAGTACAGCTAACGGTCGTATCGATACAGCTAGTGTTACAACAGCAGGTACTGGTTACACAACTGCACCGGTAATTACCTTAGTTAAACCGGCTAACGTAGTAGTCACAGGCGGAGCAATTAGTGGTTCAAATGTACTAACAGTTTCAACTACTGTAGGTTTATTTGTCGGTATGGCCGCAAATACAGCATTTGCAGCAACTACTACAATCACAGCTATCGGCACAGGTAATGTTACAATGAGTGCCGCTAATACCAGCGCAACAAGTACAACATTAATTAGCTTTGGTGATATTGGATCTGCAGGTTCATTAACAGCAGTATTAGCAGCTTCAACAGTTACAGCTAACACAATCCGTGCTAACGCACGGATTACCGGTGGCACAATTGGTAAACAAGCTGATATCGTTAGTCAACGCAGTTCACGTCGTTATCGCGTAACTAATGCTGATGGTACTGATGTAGTTCGTTTAGTTCCAACAGGTGTTAACGGTGTTAACAGCCCAACAGTAGCGCAAGTTGTTGCTGCAGGTGGCCCAACAGCCGCAGGCGAAATGACACTAACAGCGTTTGATTCTGACAACGGTAGTTATGTAGTCGGTAAACTTGAATCACGTACAGCATTGTTATTCCCGGCAGATATTGATGGATACACAGCAGGTACACAATTTGCTGCAAATAGCCACGCAAGATGGACTTCAACAGGTTCAGCAGTTGTAAACACAACAGTAAAACTAGCAACAAACGACTAATTTTAGTCAACTTAAAAATAACAGCTTCGGCTGTTATTTTTTTTGACTACACTATCTACAATTAGCATAAATAATAGAAACTGGAATAAAAAATGGCCACAGTTAAGAAACTTAACTCCTCGTATACAATTGATACTACTGATGTAATTCTCACAGGTAATCTT